AGATCCGCATCGCCCAGGCGGTGTACGGGACGCTGCTGGTCAGTTACACCGTGCACCGCCATCTCTACACGCTGGCCATTCCAGCGCGGCCAGAGGCCGAGGAGAACACCGTCCAGAGCCACGTCTATGCCTGCTGGAACGGCGGCAACACCGTCATCGAGATCGAACAGCCGGAAGGGGCTGAGGATGGCGAGTGCAACTACAACCACAATTCCAGCCTGAATGTGAATCCGTCGCCGGATAGCCCGCCCGATCACGTCGATCCCGAGGACGAGTACATCGATATCGACTACTGTTCCGGACTGCCACTGGTGTACGTATGAGCACAGAGTCGCTGCTGATCGCCATCACCGGCCAGGATCTGAGCGCCGCCGGGGATGATGTCTGGGTGCGGCTGGAGCAGGTCACTCCGTCACGGCTGGCCTACTACGCCAGCGCCCGTGACATCTACAAGATGTGGACCAGGGCGGTATCCGGCCAATCGGCCCAGACCATGCGCCCGCCCGGCTGCCCGGTCGGGTTCGCCGGGGATGACATCTATGTCTGGCTGGGCGTCTATGCCTGGCCGTCGCACCCCGACCTGGCCTACGCCCTGTCGGCGGCAATCGGTACCGTCGGAACGGCCCAGGTCATCCGCAAGGACAAGGAATTTTCATTGTTTGTAGATAACTCCAACCGGATCGACCTCCCCTATTATATGGAGGATCTGAGCTGGGAATGGGAGAGCCCCTGTTTCGACCGCTATGGGGCAGAGATTGCCCGTCCGGCGATTACCAATCACGGATCATGGCTGGAGTTCTCGACCGAGGTGTTCGGCGGCCTGCGCCTCAATGGCACGGCATGCGGCCATTACCACGTCTCCGAGATGATCCTCAACAAACCGCTGACAACCGAGGAGCTGACGGCGGAGGAGCAGGAGATCGTCCAGACCGAGGAGCAGGAGGAATATGAGTCAGAGGGCATACTGGTCTATGTCCCGAAACGCCCAACTCGGCTCAACGGCTATAAAATCGAGAACCTGCAGAACACCATAACCGCCTCATGGCTCGAGCTTGACGGCAGCACCGATACCGACCAGCTCCGCCTCGAGATCCCGCCCTGCGTCGAAGAGGCCCTGGCGTTCTGCCCCGACATGAATCGGATCATCGTCCTGCTGTGTCAGGAGGTATCGACCCGGCAGGTCTATTACTCGACCTGCAGCGGTGAGATCGTGAGCATCTGGGACGGGATCGATCCGATGAAATACTGTGTCGATATCAGCGGCAAGTCGGTCACCGCCGCGCCGATGGGGGGGTTCGGGATTATATGAACACCCACAACCTCACCATCCGTATCGTTGCCGACCCAAACGCCGGTATCATCGCCCCCGAAGACGGCTACTGGCTGACCATCGCTCAGGCGCTGCCGGACGAAAAGATAACCACCGGCGAAGCGGCGGCGATGATCGACGCATTGTTTGATCTGAGCCCCTGCAAAGACCCGATCGAGAGCGGGACGGAGCCGGCGGAAGAACCGCCCGCCGACATGACCGAGGCCCTCGACAAGATCGCCGAGACGGTCGAGGTCGACTTGACCGCCTGTGAGCGGCGCTTGACTGGGACGTATCAGACAGATTTGAAGATCGCCCGCAGCCATCCCGACATCCCCTACACGCTGCGGCTGTCGGTCGGAGAGATTATCGAGACGGTCATTGTTGAAAGCCAGGTGGCCGAATCCCTCGACGTCAAGGGGGCCTCCTCGGTCGTCTTGACGATGCCGGTGCAGTCCGGTCTGCGCTGCACCTGGCAGGGGACGGTCATCGGCAAGAATGGCCCGATCGATCCGCCGGTCATCAAGGCCACCGGCAACACATTATTCTGGGCCGGGACCGCAACCGGGACCATCCGCGCCGAATATGCCAGCATCCATGATGTTGTAACGGTCGAGATCCCCGGCGTTCCCAACTATGTCGGCTCCGACCGGGGCAAGCCGCAGGAAAGCACGGCGCTGGCTTTTTATCATTACCAGGTGTTTCCCTGCGACATCACGCCACCGGAAGAGGACAGCGAGGCCACCCTGGCAGAGGTCTGCGGATGGGACACCGACGACCCATCCACCCTGTCAGGGGTGGACGCATGGGATGACACCGGAGAGCCGCGAGAACTGCCTGAAACACAACCAGAATATGGCTGCATCAGATGGTTCAACCCGCAATGGTTCATGAATGAGCCATGGACGTATGAGGATTATTGCTGCGTGTATGGCTCACCCCCACGTGGCAACTGCTCCCAGACCACATCTCGCCGTGAAGGGGGGAAGACTCTTAGCGAGCAGACCATCGCCCAAATGACTGCCGAGTGGCCAGGCCCGATCGAGTTTATCCCCCTCGGCCCGATCACTCCGGAGGGCTGCGGCACCCGCTACGAGGAAACCAAAATCATCCAGCATTCGTGTTGTGATGAGGTCGAGCCGATGGCCTGGGACAGCGAGACCTCGGTCGACGTCCTCGATCCAGGAACCTATGGAATTGTCGGCGTAACCGGAGGAGCTCCACCATATCACTGGTCAATCAGAGGCAGTGGATTTGCCCTGTCGGCCGATGGCCACCTGCGGGACGGGGTCACCGACACTCCATATACATACGTCTATGCGTTGCCCACAGCTTGTGGATCTGCACCGATCACTGTCGATGATGGATGCTCTTCTGTGGTGTCCGGGGTGAGATCAACTGAGGGGCAATGGTTAGAGTTGGAATATTTTAGCCAAAACTATGTTTGGTCTGGATGGAGCCAGATTAGCGACAACTCCGGAGAGGTTAATATGTCGTGGAAATCAAGCTCTCTTATTACTCAACACGATGTAATAAGAGATGGCTATGCCATGATGCTGCAGAATTTCGCTGATGAATTTTTTGATAGGGATATTCCGGACCCATCATTAGATATTACAGTAGAGTTTGCAACGCTTGCGGCTGGCAATACGATGAAAACATCGTGCACTCCATATGATGATTTTTACCAATTAGATCCAATCATAGGAAAATTTGAAGTCCCGATTTCACATGGTTATTTTTCGAATACAAGCGGAACTATATGTGGCAGTGGATTACCAACTTATGTCGCCAGATTATTGGTTGCCGGCGTAAAAATAATGAGGTGGGTATGCTGAGTCTAACGGCATTTTCTGTTGCTGAATTACAGCAATTTTTAGCATGGATCTCGCAATGCGAGAGGGCAGGAGTGACAGATATCCGGTTTGTCCGGCAGCGTACTGCTGAATACATCGACCAGCGCATGATTGCGTCATCTGCCAGGAAATCAAAAAGATTGCGACCCGATAATATCACCGTATGTGCTGTGTGTGGCAAACCGGCGATCATCATACCACTCTCGCTGCCCGACCGTACCTCGACCGCCACCCACGCCGTGCAGTGTCAGAACCGCCCGACCACCGACCGGCCATGGCGGAATGGGATGTGTGGCCATACCGAGTATATCGTGCGAGGTGAAAAATAATGGCCCTGTGGACTCCGGCTGAAATTACGACGGATCTGTGGTTCGATTGTTCAGACAGCGGGGCTATTGTGCTGAACGGGTCTGCTATCAGTCAACTAACAGACAAATCAGGCAATAATAGACATGCGGCGCAAGCCACTGCAGCATACCAGCCGTTGTTGGAAAATTCCGGGGCCAAATTTGATGGGAGCGATGATTTGCTGCCGTTTGATGGCACGTTCCTGGCGTCCACTCCGTATGCAATTTTTATCGTGGGGCAGAGACGTAGCACAGATTTGAACAAAGGGTTTTTTTTTGGCGGCGGTACTGATACGGTAGTAAATGGCAATATTTATTTAGGGTGGGGGTCATCGACAAACGTGTATTTAGGACAATACGGTAGCGATCTCTCAGCATTAGATTCTACCGCAATAAACACAAAAGTTTTATTTACCGGGACAAAATCTACGTCAGGAACTGTACTCAGGAAGAATGGATCAAACATTAACACTAACACCAATGCTACGTTTGCTGTAAGCAACTCCGGCGCGGCACTAGGTAGGTTTTTTTCGGGTTATGCTAGATATCAGTATGTTATCGTCAATGAAATAGTAATATGCAGAACGTTCGACCAAGACACAATTGATATAATTGAGGGATGCCTCGCATGGAAATGGGGCCTTGAATCAAGTTTACCTGTTGGCCATCCCTACAAGTCAGCCGCCCCGACGATAGCATCAAACTCTACCCTTTGCGCCATCATTAATCAGGATTACTCGCTAGTAGCTGATAAGATTTCAACCCTGTTGACCCAAGACTGGGCCCTGCTGTCGACGGTGCGGCAGACCATCTCCCAGGACTGGTCGCTGCGGATGCTCCAGATCATGACCCAGTATTACGGCGATGTGCCGGTGGTGCGGCAGCTGCTCGATCAATACTGGGGCGCGGCGGCGCTGCTGCGGCGGCTCGTCGATCAGCCGTACCACGACGCCCTGCGGCTGCGGGCCGGGATCGATCAGGACTGGGGCCTCAACGCCGGGCTGCTGGCAATGATGGAACAGCGCTACTCGATCGCAGGCGACCGCTATCTCGCCCTGGCCGAACAGGCATACAACATAAAAGATACCGAGTTGATTCAGAAATTATTGGATCAGGTATATATTATTCAACCATCTGGGATAACTCTTCAAAAGCCAGTAACCTCTGTTACCGCTTCTGCCACTTCGTTATTTCCTCAAAAGACACTTCATCCTTACCATATTGAAATTGAAGTAGATGAAGAAGAGTTTGCAATAAAAGGAGAAATTCATCTTGCTGACGAGTCAGAGTGGATTTCTTGTGTTCATGTAGAAACTGAATTGACTATTCCAATTGACGGTACGGAGTATCGTTTATTGGTTGAAGGGCCTTGGAAGTCTCGCCAACCAGGACTGACTGAATATTATGTACCAATGGCTTCAAAAACAATTCTTTTAGATGCTCCTTATGCGGATGGATTAGAAGAGGAACTTGGTGGAAAGATGGCTTCTGTGATTGCTCAGGATCTTGCCAATATAGAGAATATTACAGTCGACTGGGACATGATAGATTGGTTCATTCCGCTAGGTGCTTTATATGCCAATGGTGAAACTCCTCTTGCCGTCATTCGAAAGATTGTAGGAGCTGCTGGCGGAATCATTCAAAGTTCTCCTGCTGGGAATTTGATTTGTAGGACAGAGTATCCCATTACAGTTCCAAATTGGTCAACAGCTTCACCAGACTTTTATCTAACCGATTCAGACAATTTCTTTTCAGTAAGTTCAAAGCCTGATATTAGAGACGGCTTTAACCGCTTCTCTATATCAGATCAGGATGAAGGAACTCAAGGATTGACTCTGGAAGAGGTTACCATCAATTCAACAACTAAGCATATCCTGGTATATCAGGTTCCGTTTGTTGCCTCCGATGTAATTGTATTGAGGACTTCTGGTGGTACTTGGGTTGGAGTAATAAACGAAGGAGTTATAATAGAAGACATTCTTGATGAACAAGTTGAAATAGTAAGTGGAGAAGGGAATACAACAAAGCCAATATATAGTGTTATTGGATTGCCAGATTATAAAGAAACAGAACTCGGAGTAATAACAACCTTTGAATCCGGAATAATATCTACTGCTATTCTTGAAAATTCTTTGGTTAACATAAGCTATACCACCAAGTATAGAAAATTCATCGTAACTGATCCAAACATTGAAGATGTTCAATTCTTCCCGGAGATTCAACCATGAGTGGACCAACAATAGTTGTTTCTTTTGGTGACTCGGTAGATAGTGATGCCTTGTTCGTCGTGGAGTTAGATGATACCATGAATCTGGATGATGAAGGGAATATAAAGACAAGTTTCTTTCCAGGAGATTATGTTTATTTCTTAATGCATTATGATCCGAACTTGGTAGTCACTTCTATTCAGACGACTTCTGGCCAGGTCGAACTTCAGGGCAGGGTTTCCCGTGAAAACACGATGGAGATTTTCTTTCAGGATTCGACGGATGAGCATGATTTGACCCATAACCCATCCAGCCATCCAACTGGAGTATTTGACGGTAGGCAGTCTTCTATTATCAGGTCAGGGAGAAAGGTTAAAGCCGCTTCTACCCCTTGCATTGGAGATATTACTTACTCTTACAGTGCCGATTTGGCTCGGTTCATCCCTCCAACAATAACATTGGAGGAAGGTGAGCAATACAGGGTTGGAATAGTAATCCATGTGGAGGAAAGATGAAGATAATAGTCGAAAGGTCTCCTGCAGATAAGTGGGGGCCAGGTGTGGTTGATCCATTGCTTGTAACTGAACCTGTAGGTTTGGCCCGTGGAATAAGAGAAGTTGACTATCATTCCACTAATCGATCATTAGAGAATGGCAATTGTATTCTCCTCCCATATATGGCCAGTGGATCATTAATTAATGTGACCGAGGCTAATGGTTCTTACAGGGGAAAACTAAAGAAATATTCCGTCACGATCGATATTTCTGGAAGGACCTTTACCGCCACTTCAGCAGTTGAAATTGAAAGGGAGATGGTATGAAAAAGACATTCCTTGAAAACATGTTTCGGCCATCCACTACCACCGGCTTTTATGCTACTGTAGTCAAACGCGTTAAGGTTGGAAGGTATCAATTGAGAGATGATTCTGGAGGTCTTTTCCATGCCGATAGTTCGATCAATTGGACTCCAGGTTCCAGGGTGGCTGTTCAGGGGAACAGGATTGTTGCTGGTGGGGGATCTGCACCTACAGTAAGAACTTACAAGGTTTGATGCCATGATAATTCAGATGTGGGAAGGGATGGGGTTGCAAATTATTGAAGAGATTGTTCCTCATTTTCCATTCTGTAGTTATAAAGAATTTCCAGATTGTTATTGTGGTGCCGGGGATGGTTTGGGCCAAAAGATTGTTCCAGACTATGTGTATGGATATACAAAACATCTTCCTGGTTGTTTAAATATATCAATTAAGCTTTCTCCAGCGTGCTGGATTCACGACGAGGATTTTAAATATGCCCTACCGACTTGGGATGCGTTTCACGCTTCTAATTCTAGGTTGTTTGCAAATACAAAGACCATTATTGAAAAGAAGTCTCGGGAGTATCCAACTGCCTTGAGAAACCATGCTTTACGATATCCAGACCTATACAGTCAGTCGGTTGATGCTTTTGGAAGGGTAGTATTCTGGAAGATTAAGAAAGAACAGGGGTATAAAATACCAATAAGCGCAGCATGGTTACTCAAATAAGGAGAAGATAGAATGGATCTTCATGAGCGAGGCAAGAATAGTACACATGTAATCGAAAGAAGAACAAGTGTATTTACTGATGATGATATAAATAGGCTTGCTGCTGCCCTTCATCAAAAAACAAGCGATCATTGGGGAACTTGTCGTTTTGGGGATTTAGATCCTAAAGATGTAGAAGCAGCAGCGTTATTTTACAAAAATTTGGACCCAAAAGTAGTTGAAGAAGCTATGCGCTTTTATCAAAACTTTAATGGATTCTTTGGGGATTCTGGCAAGATAATTTGGAAAACAGTTTTAACCCTTAGCGTTACCGGGTTTATTGTTATTATTGGCATGGGAGTAGTATCCAAGATAAAAGAGGTTATCAAATGATTGATTATTTTATTCAGGCTTATAATGCCACCATGGAGAATGAGGGCCGGGGAAAGCGGACCAAAAATAAGCTCGACCCAGGCGGGGAAACATATTCAGGAATTTCTCGTATCCATCATCCAAGATGGCCAGGATGGCCTTTGATCGATAGGTGGATGAAAGAAGGGAAGCCCATTGATGTCGATTTGATGGAACCAATGGTCCTGGCATTTTATCGGGAGAAATTCTGGGATACAATTGCTGGGGATCAACTGTCACAACTCTCCCCAGCAATAGCAATGCAAGTTTTTGACTATGGAGTCAATGCCGGCCCGCAAAGAGCTTCTAAATGGTTACAAATGGCATTGAATAAATTGAATCGCAATAAGGTCCTTTATAAGGATATAGTTGATGATGGTAGTATAGGCAGAATTACTCTTGGTACTTTGAAAATTGCTTTGATGCAGCGCCCACCGACCAGAGAGGTGACTGAACAACGAATCATAAAGATAATCAGGTCAAGATATACTGATCATTGGTTTGATTTGATGGAGAGATTCCCGGAGCGTGAAGAGTTCCGGGGTATATGGGATAGAGCATAACCGCTTCCTCATTTTCAAGAATAGAAAAATCCGATTCTCTCTCTTGTGCTTTCATAGGCTTCTGCCAAGTCATCATATCCATTGGTTTTGAGAAAGTATAAAAGTATTCTATCGGCAGTTATATGATCTTGTTCTTGATCTATTTCAGAAGATGGTTTGCTTTCTATCTTTTTCAATAACGCTATCGCTTCTTCTTTGATCATTGGTTTCCCCTTATGATTTATAATCTTTGTCTTCTTTTTTTTTAGAAGGATAAGGAAGAATGAAGGTGAATTTCATTGCCCTCTTTTTACTGCATTCATATCCTTCTTTCTCCAATTCTTTTTTTGTTCTACTCGATATATACGCATCCATAGAATATCTATAAAGTACCTCAATCGCATTGCTTACCTTTTCAGGGTAGTTTCTGAACATGTTATTTCAATCTCCTGGCAATTGTTTGTCTCCCTTTCATTGAGAACTCATATACGCAATCTGCCACTTCCAGCAGATCCTCTCTTCCCAGCCTCTCGTCAGCAACCATCACAATCTGAATCCCTGGCCATCCCTTCTCAGGTCTAGGGCGGCAAATCTCGGCCAGCATCGCCAAAGCTCTCTGATTGGCCTCCTGACCCTTCAAGTGCTTGAACGGCTCATCTAGCCATAATGTAGGGCGGTTCCTGGGCGATTGGAGAGACCACAGAGCAGGGCGAAGAGCCATGCCGGCAATATCCACCGCTCCAAGGCCGGAAGACCTCCTTGGAGAAATCTGCTGCCCTTCCCGAACAAACCAGAAGTCTACCTCAGTCCTTCCCCTCCTGGTCTCGATTTGGATGTCGAAGTCGTAGGGATCGTCAAACACAGAAGACAAGGCCAGCTTAGGAAGTTCGCTCAATTGATATCTGAGTTGTTCCTGGGTTTGTTGGGCAACTTGCTGAATGAGGGCATGGGCCTTCCTGGCCCAATGAAGCTCTCTCCGATTTTCCTTGAGCTTTATCCTGGCTTGGTCGAGTTGATCCTGAATGGTTTTCTGCGAACCCTTCAATTCATCCAGTCTGGACCTGGCTTCAGAGATTTCCGATTTCATCCAGAACCTCCTCCAACTCGTTCAACAGATCCTCGGCCTTTTCTTCCATGGATCTCAGCTTGGAAGCCTTTTCTTTGAGCCATTTATCAATCTCCTTGGGGTTAGTTCCAACTCCCATGTCCTGGAGGTTTTTGTCGATCTGTTTCAGCTCTCCTTGAAGTTCAGATCGACTTCGGTTCAGCTTCTCTAGTCTGGTTCGAGCTTCCTTCAATCTGGCTTCTTCATTGGTTTCTTTCATATTTGGTTCCTTTAGTTTGCAAGATACTTATTCGTAATCGCGCTTTTTTTCTAACGTATCTCAAGCTGTATACAACCGATCCCCCTTATCCGGCCTTCGATCACTTTCAACAAGGCCATGAACAACCACTCTCCACGGTACTTTGCTACGTATTGATAATCTGTCCAATCTTGGGTTTTCATCCACCAGTTTACCTCATATTTCCATCCCATAATCAACACCCTATTCCTATCTCTCTGGCGCATGTCGGGCAGTAGTAACCGCGCTCATCATTCACGGCCACACAGAACCAATTTTTCGGAGCCAAAAGAGAGAATGTTTTTACTATGATCTGCGGAACAAACTCGACCGCTCCGCAACGCCCGCAAGGGTAGTGGTAGCAGGCAACGTCTTCCAACACATATTCCTTTTTTATTACAAGTTTTTTAGTGTCCATTGTCACTCCATTCCCAGCATCAGCCGGTAATTGTTGATGGTTTCTTATCGTTCAAAATACTTCCACACTTTATCTATTATACCTGGAGGGATGTTTTTCGTTAAGGCAATTTCCAAATTCTTTTCGAAGTCCACTCCAGTCATGTCCTGTGTTCCTAACTTCTCCACAAAAGCCGACAGTCTACTATCCAGCTCTTGCTTGTCATCCAGATGCTCTCTACTGACTACGCCTTTCTTGATTGGAATGAATACCTGACGGACCTTTGGGAAATCTCCTTCAGGATACCACAGGAACACACATGGCCTGTGGTCTGCTTGGTCGGCATCGTTCCTCATCATGCTTCCAGGGTTGACCAGAATGGTCTTTCTTTTGGATCGGGTAAAGGTTTGATGATGGTGGCCACAAACAATCAAGTCTGCATTACTCCACAGATCCAAGAGTTCCTCGGCTTCATATCCTTCACAACCTGGGAATGGCAATTTTCGGTTGTAGACCATGGCATGAACCAGAACCACATTCCAGCAATTTGGTGCTGCTTTGATCTTTTCTAAAGGACCCCCCCAAGGAAAGCGATGGATTCGAACTTTATATGCTGGAAGAAATTCTACTTTCCTTCCCATTTGAGTAATATCTATTATTCCCCCGGCAGTAAACAAGGATTGAGCATCTACAACTCCTGCTCTCTCCAGAACAGCCATTGCTGAGTTCTCGTAGTTCAACATCGACTTTCCAGGCAGATCGTGATTTCCAGGAACCGTATACCAAGGGCTGGGCAGGGAGGCAATCGCACGAGCTAGCAACAAATGATTTGGATTCTTCTTTATGTCTTTGTCGGTGAGGTCACCACCGTCAAAGATTGGGCAGCCGTACTTCTCCTTGAGGCGTTTTATCCATTCGATTTTGCCCCACATGGTCTCCAGATAGGTATCTTGATCTGTCCTGCAGACCGGGACTCTGGTTCTCAGCTCCACATCAGATAAGATTATGGCTGCAGGATTTCCTTCCGGCTCTTTCTCTCGTTGTCTTCTCATTTCTTCCCCATCAGAACAGTTCCACAGGTCGGGCAAACATCAGGAATTGACTGCTCCAGCTGAAAGATGGCTTCGTCCAGCTCCCTCAATTTGATTACCTTTGCCTCCTTGACTGACTTGAGCTTGACCGCTTGATAATACAAGTCCTCTGCCTTTCTCATGTCATCCAAAACCTTCTTTAGCTCAACAACTCGGTCTTCTGCATCTTGGATCATGAAAGGGTCCGGGAGACTCTTTTCAATCTTTGCCTTCCTCTCCATCCACTTTTCAGCATCCTCTACTTCTTTCCGAACAGTCGAGGCCTGAACAACTTGTTTCTCAATCTTCCTCTTCAGCTGCTCTGCCCTGTCAAGTTTTGGTTCTAATCCATCCAGGGATAAACGGATCTTACTCTGTGCCATAAACATCTTACTGACCGAAGTAATCTCTGAACTGGTTTGATTTATCATCCTGTGGAGAGTCTCTGCCTGCTCCACCAATCCTTGAAGTTTAGGAACCAGCTCAAACTTGATCAGCTCCTTCTCCTTCTCCTCAATAGTGGATTCCAGTTGATTCTTCTCCCTATTTAGCTTCAGGATGTCGGAGTTGGCTGCAGACAAGGTAGAGTCGATTTTGTCCAGGCCGGCAATCTGATTGAGTATCCTTCCACGGTCTCCAGGGGTATCGAACATGAGGAATGCCCGATCTATTTGGGATTGGTAGTTGACATCTCCCATATTGAAAACCGTTTGAATCTCTTTTGGGACATCGGTGCCGGCATTCCCTTCAAATACCAAGTCTGGATTCCACAGCTGATATTGATTCTGCTTTCCCTTTATCCTCTTGACCACGGGGCCATCATCAAATCGAACCTCAACACAAGTTTCTCCTTCCCAATATAGAGGAAGCATTCCATTACCCAGTGGCTGGTTGGATCTGGCCCAGTCAAATGCTCGAAAGGCTCCAGACTTTCCTTTGTCACTCTCTCCGACAAAGACATTCAATCCGGGTTCAAATACCAGTTTAGTATCTTTGTGGGATTCGTAGTTGATGATCCTTATTCCATTTATCATGACTTGATACCTTTTTGCAATTTCAACTGTCTGATATATTCTTGATCCCTTTGATGGATCTCTTTTTTAAACCCTTCAGAGGGACTTGGTTTGATAAGATCCTTTTCTAATTCTGATATCCAAGATTCATCAAGTTTTTCATGGTATTCTTTTATTTGTTTGTTCCTATAATCCCTCATTGTTATGAGCCTGGATATAGTGCTTTTTGCAGAAGCCCCAGATAGCGTTTTGTTGTAATAATTTTCCAAGCAAGGTGAGTCTTCACAGAAATGGCGATTTCGTTTAAAGTTCTTACTGTTGTAACAAAACACTTTTAATATTTTTCCACATTCGGAACATGGAACATCCATCCAGCAAGGATATATCGCCTTCTTCATAATCCGGTCCTCCTGGCCCATTCTGCAATCAAGATTCCATCTGCATCTGGTTTGCAATTTACGCTCGGGAATAATCTTCTCCCGATATCAATGCTTGCTTTCTTCAACTGGTCCCCTTTCAACCCTTTTGGAAGTATCACGCTCTGCCACTGCTTGCTGTCGATATATTGATGGGGGATTTCCAGCTCCTCCAAGGCAATCAAAGTGGATTCCAGGCATCGGATAGCAGAAAGTGAAGCGGTGAATCTCCCAGGATTGATCATGGGCCTTTCGATTACTGCCAAAGTAGAACCAAGATAGTTCCAGGCAAAGAGGATCTGTTTCAACTCTGAGAATAATACTCTATTGATATTTTTCTTTTCTTTTGTATATGAGAGTTCTTTCCGAACCGGCATGGAAACTTGACCAAAACAATGATTGCCATTGAGATTTCCGGACCAGCCTATTGTTCCGCTTACACCATTATCAATCCCGATATATATTTTTCCGGAGATTAACATGTTTGATTCTCCTTTTACACGTCTCACCCATCTCTCCTTTTTGGTGGCCCTGGCTCGCACCAATGGCTGAATATTCGATCCTTGCTGACCTGCTCCTTGTTTTCAATTCCCTGGAGGGAGTACAGAGCAATAGAAGACTGCATGGTCATGGGTTGCTTCCAGATTGGATTCCAGACGAGAATGATCTTTCCCCGGTCTTCTGGGGGCTTTCTTCTGGAAACCGGAATCCAAACCAATTCCCAAAAGTCAGACTTCTTCACTTGAGTACCTCGGCTTGCGATTGAGCTTCAGAGACTCTTCAATTTCGTTCCACTTACGCTGAACAAGCCTCTTCAGCCTCTTTTCATGGCCACCTTCTTCAATAGCCCTGACCAATGCATCCTTGCCATTCTCTCTCAATTCAAACTCCCTGGCCTCGATCCAACTCCCTGACTTCCAGTGCTCTTCATCCAGTAGAAATTGAACCATAGAACCGACATCATCAATTCCCATATCATAGTATACATTGAACTTGATTGTACGGTACTTTCCACTTACGGAGTTCTTATCCATATCTACAGTGGTTTCCCGGCCAATCACTCGATTCAGCTTCTTGATAGCAGCACCTTTCTTCAGGAATGGGCGAGCGTGGGAATAGAAGTATGGGCCTTCACCCCCATTTGTATACCAGTGTTTTTCTCCAAAGCTTGGATCGATCTTTTGCCGGAGCTGCTGGGTGATGAGTAAAAGTGAATCTGTATTTGCCAGTCCTCCGTTAATGGTTCGGAGAATCTTGTGTATGTATTTTGCCTTCTCCATTGCATAGGTCCCGGTTTTGGTCTCTTTCCCTTTTTCCAGATTGCCGGCCCTCTCCATTTCCTTCTTCAATTCCTCATCAGTAGTTAGAGCATCTAGGCTATCCACCACCCAAATGAATTTGATTCCCTTATTACACTTGGTGAGGATTCTAGCCTGGAACTCCTGAATGGTGTTGGAGATGCCGATCTTCTCCGGGTCGGCATCCAGAAGGTCTTTGTAGTAGATCCCGGTCGGAGTGATCAACCGATTCCAAAGGGGAGGAAACATCTTCTTCAGGTCGAAGCTGATTCTTCTTTCTACATCGTCAAGAATCAGTTCATATTCATCAAATTTGGAATCAATGGCAGCTTCGGTTAGACTATGGAGAGCCAATATAGTTTTCCCGGCAGTAGATTGCCCTGGAATAGTGTTTATCTTTCCCATTGGCCATCCGCCGTTGATCTGGTCGGAAATGGAAAGATTGAGCATTGTACTGCCCGTAGAGAGGAATTTTTCATATTCAGGTTTGGAGGATTCAGCTTGATGGGATCTCCTGCTCCTTCTTTCCCTCATCTGAGTTGCCAGGGACTTGGGCTCCTCCTGTAGTGTCTCCTGAGTCTGAGTAGAGATCCTGCGCCGCCTGGGTTCTTCCGCCATTGATGTACCTCATATATCTTTGTGGATAGGTGTACCACTTACCACCCTTCCCACCGAGTTGAAACCCGAGTTTGTATTCATTGACCCACTTGATTAGAGTGGGTCTGCTCACTTCGATTCCGATCTTCTTTGCTTCTTCAATAGACTCTTCGATTGTCCAGTATTTCTTCTTCATATCCCTCCTTTCCCACAAAAATGGGAGGGGCTTTCACTCCTCCCATTTTCATATCACATGGGATTGAGACTACCTCTTCCCTTTTCCTTTCTTGCCTTCGGCTTCGATTTCATCCAAGCGATCGCGACAGTCGTCCCAAACATCACACTTGTCGCAAGCATCGTCGGTGTCGCAATCGTGACCAAAGTTCAGGCCGGCAGGGCATGGATTGTCGTCCTTTCCCTTCCTGGACCTTGTTTTGGGTTCCGGCTCGGGTTCCTTGCTGCGCTGGCGAGTTCTTCCGGCAGGCTTTTCTTCAGGCTCATCGCCCTGATCATCGTCATCGTCCTGATCATCATCGTCCTGATCGTCATCGTCATCTTCTTCCTTCTTTTTTCTGGCCCTGGAAGATGATGCCTTGGCAGCGGATTTAGAGGAGTTTCTACTTTTTGGCTTTTCCTCCTCTTCGTCGCCATCCTGATCACCATCGGACTCTTCATGGCCTCCGCCGGCATCCAGTTCGAAGAACTTGTCATTCAGCTCTTTGTAGCCGAGGATCTTCAAGGCGGCATCCAGATCCACCGCTTCGTCTGTAATCATCTCTTCCGGCAGATCATCCCGCTCTTCGAAGTCGATCCGAACGCACTCGGGGAATTTATTGCCGGCAAAATTCCCTTCAGCAAAACGAGCCAGGATAGCCAATCCGTTTTCAAAGTCCCCGTAGTATCGATCTCCGAAATCTTCTGCCTGGGCTTTATCCTCATCATCCAACATGAATCCGAACATATGCGGGGAAATCTCGAACAACTGGATGCCCTTGTTCTCGTCGTCATGATCCAGGATATTGAACAACTGGCGCTGTTTCGGCTTGAGTTCTTCTGCCAATTCCGGGTCCTGACCAGACTTCAATAGGGCGGCTCGATACTCACAAATCGGGCACTTCTTATTCTCGGACTGGGCTGTCTTTGCCGGGCAGATGAATCGTTTGCTGTCAGCTCCGACTCCGATCTTGTGTTGCCAGTAGGTGCATTCATGCCAGGGTTCGCCGGCGGTCTGGAATGGATGAGTGTCGATGCTGACGAGATAAGGCACGATGGAAAACCGATTTTTGCCCTTGTTCCCCTTGCCCATCTTGGGCTTCCAGAACTCGATGTCCCTGGGAAGATTCTGAAGGGTATCAAGACCTCCTCCCCCTCTTTCACGTTTATCCGCAGCGGCCCGGGCTTTATCCCGAACCGATTCCCTGGTTGACTTGCTTCCTCTACGATTCCTGTCTCTACTTGCCATTAGTGGGTTCCTCCAATGGGGATTTTTATTAATGCTGAATGATGAGGATTCGAACCTCATATGCGACTCGTATCGATTTAAGTAGCTTGTGGGTCACTTCCGTACAGCCTGATTCTCAGGACTATTAGCGTCTATCCATTCCGCCACATTCAGCAATTTCGATTATCTTGATCTTTCGGTTACAATTCTACTAATGTGCTGATCAACTTCCTTGACTCGTTCTTCTACCTCAATAAGTTCTTGCCTCCTTTGTCTTGTAAGTTCTACCTTGGTTTCTGTCATTTCAATCTGGTTGGGTTTTCCATCCGGCCATCTCCAGGTTCTTAGAGTTCCATCCGAACAGAGTTGATTGGTCAATCCCATTATCGCTCCCTCCTCATCCTTCTGGTGGCTCTTTCCCTGCTCTCTTCGGTGGCCTCTTCCCTTTGTTCCTGAAGAGATTTTGTCTCAGCAGAAAGATCCCTTGGACTTGCCGGTCTTGCAAAATATTCCATACTCAACAACTTAGTCAGATTGTCCAGGCCATATTTCCGTTGATGCATGGCCGACACGGCAGCAGAAGCCATATTCATGTTAAACTCTGCTTCTGCTAATTTCTTCTTGGCCTCCTGGTGTTTGGGATGATTTCTGTAATATGCCTCCTGGAGTGCAGCGTTCTTCAGGGTCTTGTCTTCAGCCGCCTCCAAAACAAGCTCAGAACGCACTACTTTTGCGTTTTCCCAGGCATCCGCATATGCTTTCTTGGCTTTGGCTTCTTCCTTGGCATAACGGGCAAACAAAGTGGGTTGTCGGAGGCATTCCACATCCAGGGCATCCGGGTCGATGCTTAGGTCTTTGTCGAGGTTCAGTTCCATGTTTTCTCCTTTTGGTTTCGATTTGATGGTATGGGGAGTGGGATTTGAACCCACAATATTTCGGGCTGTGATTTGTTTTTCGGAGAGTGAAATCATTTAACCCAATTTCCACTAGCTACTGGGCACCGAGCGTCTACCATTCCGCCATCCCCATTTTTTATCCATTGATTGCCTCATAACAGGCCATAACAAGTCCCGGCCTTCCAGTATTATACAGTGGTTCCCTGAAGCAATCCATAACTACAAAAGCCTGGGAATCCCCTGAGCTCAATAAAACTTTCTCACAATAGCTCAATACCATCCTTCTGATACTTTCCGGCTCCTCTTTTCCAAGTCCCTGGAGGATGCCGGCAATCTTCTTCCAGTCATCCCCTTTGATCAATGCCCGGCAAAGGTCGATGGCTTGGGACTCAATATCCACAGACCGCTTTGCTGCTCTAAGCATCTCTCTCTCAGGAAGTCCCATCACCTGTTCCAGAACGGTGAGAGCTTGCCGGGGATGGCCCTGGCTATCCTTGGCGATCTGCTCCAGAACTTCCTTGGGTATTTTTACCCCAGCTTTACCTGAAACGCCTTCCAGAAGTGAAATGCATTGGGCTTCTGTGAGAGGTTGAACAGTATATTCAGAACATCGTGATTTGACCGTCTTCAGAAGCTGCTGCGGATCTGTAGTGCAGAGAAAGAAATATACATGCTCAGGGGGCTCTTCCAGGGCTTTTAAAAGGGCGTTCTGAGCATCATTGGTCTGCTTGTGGATCTCATCAAGGATGAACCCCCGCCGGCCTCCAGACAATCCCTGGAGCCTCATCTTCCTGACTATCTCCCGGACACTGTCGATTCCCCGGAAGTCTGCTGCATTCTGCTCTTTGAGATTGTAGCCATCGCATCCCAATTCTTTGGCTACAATCCGGGCCAGGGTGGTTTTCCCACATCCTTGAGGCCCAGTAAACAGGTAGCTGTGGGGTGGATTCTTGGACTTCAGGAGGGTTCGGAGACTACTGATGGTAGTCCGGTTCCCTACAAAGTCATCCAGGGTTTCTGGTCTATAATCGGTATGGAGTGGCATGTCTTCCTCTTTATTGGTTGGTTTATAGATTATACCTAAAATTTATTAAATCGTTAAGGATTAAAAAATAAAATATGATCTAAACTCTCTCAGGTCTTGGGTTGTGGTTTCATGGTTAGGATCAAAAGCCTTTATTTTGGTGAGGATATCAATTACATTTTTATCAACTCCAGGAATCCTCTCGCTTTGTTTCAAATGATTGAAAAACCCCCTTCTCTTTTTATTCTCTATTTTTGCTTCAGCAATCTTCTTTGCGGTAGGTTCTCCGGCCCCTTTAATGGAAACGAATGGGACATACAGATTCCCTTTATTGTCACAATTCCATCTAACCGCCTCGGATCTGCCTATTTTCGGAAGATTGATCTTGAGACCCAGTCTTTTTGCTTCCTGCATATATATAATATTTTTGGTCTTATCCCCAAGGGTTAGACAAGCAGCCAGGAACTCATTGGGATAGTATGTCTTGCTCCACATATCCCAATAGGTAATCATCGAGTATTCAACAGAGTGGGAAAGATTGAAACCGTAACCACCAAACTTCGACATCATATCCCAAATCTGATTTGCCTTCTTCCAGTTTATTTCATTGTTTTTACACCCCTGGAGAAATTCCTCTTTGTATTTATCAAAGGCGGCATGGCCCATGCTCTTTCCCATTACCTTCCTGATCTTGTTACAGGTGGACATCGGGATTCCAGCCAGTTGATTGACCACCTTCATTACCTGTTCCTGATAAACAATTACGCCAAAAGTCTCTTCAGTAATCTTGTCAAATATTGGATGGATCTTTTGAATTTTGACTTGTCCTCTCTTCCGCTTGGCATAAAGTTCGGTCATTCCAGATTGCAATGGTCCTGGCCTCCAGAGGGCGGTCACTGCATAGAGCATAGCAAAGTTATCAACCCCAAGCTCTTTGCAGTAGTTGGTCAGGCCGGAAGAACCTATCTGAAATGCCCCAACAGTATGACCATCGGAGATTTCCTGGAATACCTTTTTGTCATCAAATGAAATTGTTTTGTAGTCTATATCAATGTCGTGATTTTGCTTTACCAATCGTCGGCATTCATTGAGGATGGTTAAGGCACTCAATCCAAGAATATCGAGTTTCATCAAACCGCAATACTCCGCATTCCGCATATCCCAGTTTGCCACGATGGTATTGGACCGGGTAACAAGATTGCAATTATATCCTTCTCTCAAGTCCTTTTCGGAAATACAAACCCCTGCAGCATGTTGGCCATACCCCCTAATCTGACCCTCTATTGATTTACATATCTCGACCACTTCTGGATACTTGTGACCAAAGCGCCGGCATTCTCCAACCTCTTTGAAAGACTTTGAAATCTCCTCCCCATCTTCCCCATCAACCATGGCTTTCGCCGCTACATCGACTTCTTTGAGGGGGATGTCGAATACTCTGGAAACGTCCCTGAGAACCCCCTTTCCTTTCATTGTCAAGAAGTTTGAAAGGCCAGAAACATTGAACTCCCCATATTTGTCGGACAAATACTTCCGGACCTCTTGCCTTTTGATATCCTCAAAGTCCATATCGATATCTGGGAGATCATTCCGGTCCTCAGATACAAATCGAAAGAACTCCGTACCGTATATAAGCGGATCACAGTCAGTAATAAACAGGAGATAAGCAACCAATGATCCACCAACACTTCCCCTGCCAGGGCCGGTCATAATATTGTTCTTCTTACACCATTTGATAAGATCCCAAACAATCAGAAAATATCGAACAAACTTCTTGGAGATAATCAGCTTCATCTCCATTTCGATTCTTTCTTTGTATTCTTTCAGATCGTCGTATGGAAGTTCTCCGATGCGCCGCTTAAGCCCCCTATAAACCAAGTTTTCAAGAAAGGTCAATTCATCTTCTTCGGTCGGGAAGTTCTTAATGCTTGGAAGATATACTTCCTGCTTTTCTATTCGGAAGGATTGGCAGATGTTGGCAACGGTCATTGTCCTCCTGATCGCCTTCTTTATTTCGCCATCAGATAAACAACCCTGTTCCTGGAATGCTTCAATCATTTCCTGTTCAGATCGAAGGAAAAGGCCATCACAATTAAACTTCCATCTGCTGGAGTCTGACCACTTCTTTTTGGTTTGAATGGCAAGGAGAACTTCTTGATGCTTTGTGGCTTTGGAAGTAGGATAATGACAGTCATTGGTAGCCACTACTTGGATTCCAAGTCTCTTTGAAAGAGAAATGGCCAACTTATTCGTTTCGATCTGCTCCAGGATCTTGTGCGGCATTACTTCCAAAAATACTTTGTTACTTCCGAGTTTATCAATATAATCCCGGAGGAATTTAGTATGAGGTTTGTGATGGATAAAGGAAGCGGAACAGGCGCTCATAATGACCAGACCCTCCAGATATTTCATCAAGGTCTTATGGTCAATCCTGGGCCTGTGATAAAACCCATCTATATTGGCGATCGTCAAGAGCTGCAGGAGGTTTCGCCAGCCTGTTTGATTCTCCACCAGCAGGGTCATGTGGTAGCGAGTTTCTCCCCTTTCTTTAATGGAAAGATCCGGAACCAGATACATCTCTGCCCCAATAATTGGTTCTATCCCTATTTCAAGGCATTGTTTTTGATGTTCTATTGCGCCATCGACATTCCCATGGTTCGTTAATGCAAGGTGGGTCTGGCCGAGTTCTTTTGCGATTGTGGCATATTGTTTTGAGGTTCCGACCCCATCAAGAACGGAATATTCATTGTGGACATGAAGGTGGCAAAAACTCATTTTATAATCCCCAGTTCTATTATTTGATCAGCTATTACTTTGTATTTGGATAAACTGTTTAATGCCATACTTTTCAGTATTCTTTCTATTGGCATATTTCCATTAACCCTTCTCACCCTCTTTATTATACCTGGATAATCATATTCAATTAAGTTGTTTATTGTAGTCCTTCGAAACCTATTTGCTGCCCATTCCATTTCTTGCTTATGATACTGACTTGTTTTCCCAATATCCTTGCTTTCAAGGATCTTTCTAAATAGCTTGTGGTCGGTATTAACCCATTGCCAGGAAACGGATCTGATCAACTGCCAGCACATGGAACAGAAAACTATATTGATTTTTCCTCCGTCGGATATCCCATGATAATCAAAGGCGATGATTTTTGGCTTTAACCTCAATACCTCAAGAAGATATTTGTCCACTTCCTCTTTGGTATTGAGGATCTGAACCTTTTCAATATCGCAGGGGAGGTCCTTTTCCGCCTCCCCTGCTAATTGTTCAATCCGGAATAAACTCACGATCGATCTCAGCAGAAGTGATCGTTGACTTGGCCGGCAGGAAACTCGGGAATCAATTCCTTGGGAGTATCCGGCATCTTCGATCCATTCGTTTTCTGCCACTTCTCCATTTCGTTTGCCCAATCCATTGCCCTATTGGCGGTCCTCCAATCCCCTCCATTGAGCTTCAAATGTTTTGCCCAGGCCCGGACGATAGTGGGGGCAATCTTATCCTTGGCACGAAGAAGGAATACGGGTTCGTCTTCAGCGATCTTGCCGGATGGGTCCTGGATACAGTCGTAGTCGGTTCTGGCATGCTTCATGGTTGATTTCTCCTGTTTAATGGGTTTATTTATTCTATTCCAAGGCAATTACATGTTTGAAGTTCTCTGTCTCAAACAATACCAGCTTTTCACCAATAGTGGCTTTCCCGGTGGAGCTGAGAATTTGAGACAGATAGTCGGGATGGATGGAGAAGGCCAGTGCTGTCTTGGGGGCCGCTTTTAATCGAATGGTTTCGTTGTACCAGCCATGATCCGACTGGGCCTTGATCTCCATCACCCCCTTCTCATTCACTGAAACATGAACCAGCTTCTCCGAGTTGTCGGCTTCCACGAAGATGCCGGCCCTGCTAAGGATATCCAGGGTGGAGCTAGGGAACTCCAGCTCATACCCATCGGTCTTGAAGTATCCTCCAATGTCAGGGAAATCCCCATCAATGGTCCGGCAGCTGAATACCAAGGAATCCCCAATCTGGAAGTGAACCCAACTCCCATCGTCGTGATAGGCTTTTACATCTGAATACCCTGATAAGGATTTAGCGGCGACGACCGGGATCAGGACCGGCTTCTTGAACCACTGTTTGCTCAACTCCCATCTGGTGGCTCGGTCATTGTCGGTAGACTCCATCCAAGAGTCAAGGCAATGAATGACGGTAAGGATCGGAAAGCTGAAATCGCTGGAAGCCGAGAAGACGCATGACTTCAGGCCGGCAATGAAGTTCTTGGGAAGGGGGCTAAACTTCTTTGGCATCACGATTTCGTCGATGGGCATGTGGATATCCGCCTGGACTACCAATCCCGATTTGGATCGGCCTGACTTGATCCTGAGCTCCCCATTCTCCATGTTCATTTCTACTTCTTCAGCCGACAACTTATTGACCAGGGCCAGAAGCTCCTTACTCGGGACGGCACCTTCAATCGGGGATTCCCAGGGGCAGCTGACTGAAATCTCGTCGTTGTAGGTGAAGATCCGGTTCTTGTGGAATACGAAGCAGTCGGACTGCTCTGTAGTCTCCTTACCGCTTGACAAGCCTGGCTTGACCTTGCCAAGAACTTCCTTGAATTGCGACAGATTGATTTTCATTTGGTTTTGTTCCTCCTTGTGGTTAGGGCATTAAAGACGATCTGGGTTCCGAACTGATTGAATTTGATATGGTGATAAGAAAGCAAACGCTTTGGAATTGGGATGGAGATCAGCTGGTTTTTTTCAGTCCCTTCCGTTCCTGGGGCGGTGCTGGCCAGATATATCTTCATTTACGCCTCGTTTGCAATATATGGAAAAGACCTCTTCTTTCTGCTTGGTATGGAAGTAACTGAGAAGCCTATTGCCGGCCTCCATCTTTGTCAAGGTCTGACCCTGGGATGGTTCCAAAACCCAAGTTGCAAGAAATATTTTCATAGCCCTTTCAGCCCCACTCTCTTCTTGACCTGAAACTGCCGGGGATATGGCGGAAAGGACTTTTCCAGATCGAGGAAATAGATAATATTCATTTCATCCCTGAGCTTGTAATCGTTGCTGATTCCAGGCTCGACAATCTCCTCCACTCCCCTCTTCCCATTCACGGCCTTGCCATCCCATCGTTCATTCTCTTTGAGCTCGTATTTCTCGGACTCTTTCCGAAACCTGGAGGACCCAAGGGCATATCCTTTTTCGTCCAAGTAATCGAGGATAACCTGCCTTCTTTTTGGGGATAGTGTGGAGATGTGCTGGTTGGCATCCTTCTTGCTTGGGGAGCGCGTAGATACGGCTATTTTCACCGCTTCCTCATGATATGACCATTGCCCCTTGGTCCGCTTGGGAACATAGATAGAGCCCATTCTACCGGTCATAACCCATGAAGTGGAGTCGACCGAATTTCCAGTAACATAGATTTTATCTTTACATTTAGTAAAAAAGGCCCCTGATGGAACTCTAACGCACCAAAGTCTTCCAGTATATTTAATAATTTCTTTTTTGATTTGATTAATATAAATATGCTTTACCGAGGAGGATAACAATCCACGACTTGGGCTATAATTATTATCAAATACTGAGGTTGGAATCCCTAATAATAAACATATAATTCTAATTATTTCAAGATTTTCTTTTTTAACCTCCCTTGTTACGGTTAAAGCGAATCCATCTGATCTTTTTAATTTAGTCTTACTGCCATCTGCTAAAACGGAATGTTTTATAAAATCTTCTGCTTGTTTTTTTGTTATTGAAAATGGTAAATCGATTGGTAATTTCTTTTCTGGAGCATAACTTAATAACCACTTTGCTAAATCCCCATATAATTCAAAAGAAATCATATTACCAATAGAAGTAGATTCACAAAAAGGTTCTTTAGCTGTTATCAAAACTTCCCGAATCATTTGACATTTTTCCGGATTGGTTTTGTTTGATTGATAAATAACTATTGAATCATTTTTATATTTTCTTCTTCTTTTTATAGTTCCGTCGGTCCAAAACCAAGCTAAGGATTTTATTTGAGCATCAGTATATGGAGAACTAGTTGGGAAATCGTATTCCCCAACTCTATTAATGCAATCCCCAGCAAGTAAAGAATCAGTAGTTCTCCATTTATATTCTTTATCTCTATTATTAATATTTGAGACTAACCATCGGTGATTGTCAGAAACCATCGCTTCAAAGTTTCTATTTGATAGATGGTTGATTTCGACATTATCCACTTCAAAAATAGGAATTTCTTGTATTTTTTGCCATTCAGTTACTCCATTATTAAATGCCAATATTTCATCACCAACAGATAAATCGGATAATGACATCCAACCTGCTTTAGTAAGAACGGTATGATCTTCTTCCGTCATACAATACCAAGGGTAGCGAAGCATGAGGGTCAGGCTGGTCAAACCAAAGCCATGAACCTTGATTATTGGGAAGCCATTAGAGTCGGTCAGGTGCTCTGCAAAGAGGGTATCCAACCACTTGATGAGATCCCTGGTCGAGATCGGGACCATGCCTCCAAGGGCAATGTATTCATATCCGGTATTCAGATATCTGTGGAGCCACTTCAGATCCTCTCCATAGTGGAAGCAAGGGAGAGGATTCAGGCCGGCGCGCTCCATGGTCTTTTGATTCATCCAGGTTCCTTTCGGGGAGCCAATGACATCCAGATTGGCATACACCTCCAGATTTGACTGGTGCTCCTTGATGAAGGCAATGTACTCTTCGATGTCGATTTGAACATTCTGGGTGAAGGCAGAGAATGCCCCTGAGTCGAGAAAGATGTCAATTTTGTTTTTCATATTGGTATTATACCATTTGTATTCAAAACCTTTTTCTTCTGAGCAATGAAAGAAGGAATGAAGTTTGCTCCCCTGAACGAATAGGTTTTGAATAGTAGGATTTCGTTCAGGGGAGCAAACCGTAGTTCCGGCAAGATAAACTTTCACTTTCCAACTCCGTAAGAAGGAAAGATGTCGGTATAGTTGTTGTCGGCAGGAACACGATCCTTCAAACCAAGGAAAGGTAGGACCAATAACCCGGAAAGATACTTGATCAGAGCCTGACCCCAGATCGCCGGCCAAAACCATCCAAATGCCAGGGTAACGAAGATTATAGAATCCAATGGGCAGGAGAACAGGTTTGAGATGTATATCCTTTTCCTGAATGAAAACTTCAAGTATTTGAAACAGGCCCAGTCGACCAGCTCTGAAACAAAAAAGGCAGTGACCGAGGCGATGGCAATTTGCCGGTTGAGGAAGAAGGTGATGACTGTGGCCAGACCCATCCAGATCCAGCAGGCGTAGTCTCCCCATTGGCGTTGAACAAAATCTCGGAAGGAGAAGGTCAGACCGACAAAGATAACGCCGGCAGGGAAGGTCAGGCCGGCAAACTTGACGATCCCAAACCACATGACGAAGAAGTTTCCAAGGAGAATGCTGGATAGATATAATGCCGGCCACAGATACTTTTTCATGAGTTTCCTCTTTTGGTTAAATTGGAAAATGGATTACAACTTGATCATGTTGAAAAACTCTTCCCGAACCTCCGGCTTCATAAATACTCCCCGGAGGGCTGAAGTTTTGGTATAAGTCCCAAAGGTGGAAACACCCCTGGATTCCATGCACATGTGCCGGGCCTTGATGAACACCCCGACTCCCGGGGTTTCCAGGCCGCTGTTGAAGATGGCGTTGGCAATCTGGACCGTCAGTCTCTCCTGTACCTGCAGGCGCTGGGAGAAGATCCTTGCCAGACGGATGAACTTGGACAGGCCAGCGATCTTCTTGTGCGGGATATAGGCGATGTGGATCTCCCCAAAGAATATGGCCAGATGGTGCTCGCAATGGGAGAAGAATGGAATAGGATCGACCAGAAGCATCTGGTCATAGTCTTCCGCACCATCTTCGAATGAAGTGAAGACATCTTTCGGAGATTTGCCGTATCCCTGAGTCCAATGAGTCCAGGCCCGCATCATCCTCTTGGGAGTAGCCAAAAGCCCTTCCCTGCTCGGATCTTCACCGATGAACTCCAGGAGTCGGATAAAGATGTCTTCGCCAGAAGTATCATTGCCGGAATTGTCAACTTCCCAAGGAAATACGAACCACTGGGAGGAATCAATCTTTTCATACAAAAAGATGAATGGGGTGAAGGGGAATCTCTCGCGATATTCTGCCCGGGTTCTTCCGGAGTCGATAAGATCATCTACAAAGAAATCTGCTTCTTCCGGATTCGAAACCACAAAGCCATCGGACATGCCGGCCAGTAAATAAGCAGGAGCGATCCCTCCCCTTGGCACCCCATAGAAGTTTTTGTGAGCTGGCAGGTCATTGGCTATGTCGGCACACCGCTCCTGAATCTGTTCGTTTGAAAGGACTATCTTTTTTGCCATTTTACTCTCCTGTTGAAAATCCTACGCCAAATGTAAGAACGCAGAAATGAAAACACCGTATAGATTACAGTGACGCCAAACGCCTTGTTCATGGATATTGAGTATCCAAACATCTGCAGGATGGGAGGGGTGATCAGCCAGGATACCAGAAATCCAGTGAGGATATTCAATGAGGCTTCTGCCAGCGACTCCCTTCTACTTTGCATACTCAATCGGATCTTTAATCCCGACCGAAGCAAAGGCTTCCAGGCGCTCGACGCAAGATCCGCATTTCCCGCACGACAATGGCTGATCTTTATAGCAGGTTCGGGTCAGGTGATAGGGAACCCCGTTTTTCAGGCCCCAGTCGAGTATGCCTACTTTGTCGGTGTGGAGGAAGGGGGCAAGAATTTCATCCACATTTCCATCAGTACCGGTGGAAATCGCCTTAGTCATCGCTTCGTAGAACTCTACCCTGCAGTCGGGGTAAATGGCATGATCCCCCTGATGAATCCCGATGGCAATCTTGGATGCGCCTTTTGACCAGGCAAGGCCGGCGCAGATAGAAAGAAAAATGATGTTTCTTCCGGGTACCACTGTCTGCGACATGGTCTCGTCCTGATAATGGCCTTCTGGGATTTCCCCTTGGCCTTTCAGGAGATTGGATTTGAACCATCTTGTAATATTCGACAGATCAACTGCTCCGTGACTGGGCACCCCATAATATTCAGCCACTTTCTGAGCAGCAATATTTTCCCAATGGTTATGCTTTGAACCATAGGCGAAGGAAAAACACTCCACATCATAGCCAGAAGCCAGAAGCCATCCAAGAACCGTAGCGGAGTCCATTCCTCCTGACAAAGCGAGAATAGCTTTCATACAGATCCTCCAAAAAGGGGATGGAAACCTCCATCCCCTTTCAATATATAGTTTGTCTGGAATTACTTGATGGGCTTGAGTCGACCGAGTTCTTTCAGGCAATTCAGAACCTTCAGAACGCCGGCCTTCGTGGTGTTGATGGTAGAGTCGCTGAAGACCATTCCATTCTCTTTCAAGACCTTGGCGATGTCTTCCGTCGATGCCTTCTCGTTCTTGCAGATTTCCATGGAGATCATATTTGTGACCGACGGGCCGCGAGGAGCCTTTTCCTTCTTGGGGGCCTTCTCAGGTTTGGCCGGCTTCTCTTTTGGTCCTTCTTCCAGCTTCTTGACCAGATACCCCTTCAGCTTCTTGATGTCTTTCCGGAAGGGAGGGGGAACTGCAATCCGCTCTTCCTTGGCAATAGCCAGAAGATCGTCGATCTTGCGAGCCTTGTTCACCTTGGCAACCAGCTCCGAATTGTCGGGCTCGGCATCATCATCGGCATCATCATCGGCATCATCATCGGCATCATCATCGGCATCATCATCGGCCTGGGATTCGCCCTCAGCGACAGTGGCGGCAAACTCCAACCCCAAGGCGGTCAGGGTTTCGGCGGTGCCGGGCTGGATGGTATCGGACTCTTCCAACTGGGCGGCACATTCGGTTAGCTCAGACAGCAGATCGTCGTATGCCATATCAACCGGGATCTCATCGCCCTCGGCAAACTTCATGAAGGAATTGAAGTCCATTGCTACTGCCTGAAGGGCTTCCAGGGGGACTTCGGGGGCTTTTGCTGCTTTCTTCTTGGCCATGTGGTTCTCCTTTGTACTTTTGGTTTGATCGAATTGATCTGGTTGGGGACCTTCCCCTGTCTTGCTTATGTTAGATTATACCTGGAAAACAATATATCGTTAAGGCAAAACAAAGTTTTTTTCGCCTTTTGGAAAAATAATTTTATGGAGTTGGGTGTTTATTACCACTTTGTCCAATATAGTCGGGTGGTTATATCTTCCCTCCATCATCCAGGTAAAAATCTGTTCCTCGCTGGTTTTTCCGAACATGGGACTGAAAGCAAAATTACAATCAGGCAAAAGGAAGGTGATATCCTCTACCATTTCCATCCCCTTGTAAAAATCATCATATCCTCCAATAATGATTTTTACCCACATACTTGGTTTCCTCCCCAAGATGGATACGAACTCTCCAAGGGATTGTTTCAGCTCCAATTTATAGTCAACCACCCAACAGATTTTATCTGCCCATGCTCCAGCCGGAATCGGGATGGTTCCATTCGTCTCCACTGATATTTGAATCCCCATTCCAATCAAGGCTTTTGCCAACATTACAAATTCAGGACTAAAAAGGGGCTCCCCTCCAGTTATAGTGACCTTGCCAAATCCAGAGGAGTTTACTTTTTCCATAATTTCATAAACTGATAATTCACCTCCCCCTTCCAAATCCCATGTCTGTTTGGTATCGCAGTAAGGACACCTGAGATTGCAGCCCTGGAGCCGGATGAATACGGTTGGTTTACCCTGTCCCCATTGATTCACCTCACCATCCAAAGAGCAAAAGATTTCGTTTACCCTCATTTCTCTTTCCTCCAGGTGGCAAAAGAATCATCAGTTTCGGATACCTGGACCCTGACCAAACCAGCTCCAATACTGGTTTTCCCAATCTTGTCGGCAATCCATTGAGCAATGTTTTCAGCAGTTGGATTGCCGACAATTACCTGATTGAGATCGTGATGGTCCAGTTCATCGATGATCGGGTCAACAATCTTTTTAATGATTTTGAAATCAACCACCATTCCCGGGTATGCCGCCGGCATTATGGGGGCCTGGTTCGAAAACTCCACTTCCACATTGCTGTTATGACCATGGACCCTTTGACAGTCTCCGTCATATTCGGGGAGGTGATGGGCATAGCTGAATGAAAACTTCTTCGTTACTGAAATCATGATTTTCTCCTTGGTTTAGATATTTTTGACATTATGTATCTGCGTCATACCTGAATATGTATAATCTTATCAACAGCTTTTCCAAAGAAAACAATTTCAATTTTGTTTCCTTTTACAATGGTGTCATAATAGGTTATGACTCCATATTTAGAATCAGATATTTCCGGAATAATTACTGAATGACCAATCCGAAAAATAGTCATTATCTCGCCGATTCTCTTTTCTGACTTTTTATAGTCTGGAAAAACAAGTTCGAATCGATTGTCTCTTATTGTGCATTTATATAGTGGTTCTTCTGGAGCATGTTGAACTGGCTTGTCCATTTTCTTTCCAGATGGATCTTTTATCCAGTCTCGTTGCAAAACCTTTTCTATGACTTCTGCAATCTCTTTTTCTGCATCCAAGTCAAGTTTAGAAAGTATCTGAAGACCAAAAATCAAAGTATCAGCAATGCCGTCTGCCACCTGCTTTTTATCAATTCCGTCAGCGCCACAACGGATTCTTTGAACCCCTTTCAATATATGATGACAGACCTCACCTACCTCTTCGGCCATACCAAGGGCACACTTCAAAAGATCATCTTCGTGAATTCCAAAGTTCTTTTCCTGCCATTCTTTCAGTTGTTTTTGTTTTAGATCAATCATGTTTATCCCTTTAAAATGAGGCAATCAATGGTCTGCCTTGTTCCAGGCTTTGCAGTATTGTTACCCCTTTATGGTCATCAAATTCTTCTTCACGGGTGAGGATTGTTCCTAATCTCATTACTTTTCTTCTCTTCTCCTCCCTGGTTTGGTTAAGGGTGATCATCCCTGTTACGTGAGCGTTCTTCTGCTTGCTTTCGCTGAAGTTCTTGCTGGTAATCCATTTGGTATCATACGACTCGGTATCGGATTGAGAGGCGGAAAGGACCAGACAATGCCTTTCCTGAGACATCCTTCGAACTCCTCCCCATATCTTTCCAATTCCATGCCGGACCTGCTCCCCCGAATGAAGAGTATCCGGAACAATCAAATCCATATAGTCAATTACAATTACATCAGGGATAAAGCTCTCCTGCGACTCCCAGGCATCCAGTTGCTGGTCTATCCGGCTAATGGTCAAGGTATCGTTTGGGAAGGCAATCAGCTTCATCCTGGCCTTCTTTCCCCATCTCCTTGCCATTCTCTGCGCCGCTTTTGCCGCTCCAGGGCCATCCAGAACAGGGACAGGAGGGCGAACTCTCAACCAAGATGCCCCTTTATACCCTGGCTGTTCGCCTGGGTTCTTCATACAGTAGGTGCATGGATTATGGTCTGGACATTCTTCATACGGGAGAAGTTGCTTAGTGTTCGGGTCCATAATAGCAAAGGTCCCTGCCCTGTTTGGGTTGTCGCAGGTGTCATCCTGATTCCTCTTGCAGTCAAGAACTGGAACAAGGATCTCCCCACAGTTTTTTGGCCGATTAGATCTGCCGGCAAAACGAATTCCAAACCTGACCTCCAGCTGCGATTGTGACATATCGCCGGCAGAGAAGAAAGCCACATTCAATCCGGCCCTTCTTGCCCACAACGATATCTCAATCAGCATCCAGGTGTTATGGGCTATAATATCCCCAGCTACAAAATTATGAAAATCAGGAACAGTAAGGTCATAAGTATTCCTTTCACCCATATCAATTTTTTCTATTACAGAATCCCATATTACATCACTTAAAGATAATATTTCGGCAGTTTTAGAAAAACAACTCATCTTTTTAACTATATTATGAGAAATGTTTGTTTTATTCTTTCTAGCTGTCCTAATCACTTCTTGAAATACTTTTGGAATTTTTCCTTTGGATTCTTGATATATCTTTTCCATAAATTCTGGAGGAATAGTGGTCAAGAAACAATTTGATCTTTTCTTTTGAAGCTGCTTCTTCTTTACCTCTTGAGCAATTCCCATTTTATGAAAAGAAAACCCGATATCGTCAATGAATTTTAATATCCCATCTCTATTTTTAATAGAAATCGCCCAGTAATCTCTTTCTTTTATTATGGATTTGCTTATATTCCCGACTATTCCAAATCGCAAAAGAAGATGATATACTTGATGAATCATTTTCTTGCTGGCACTACTGTACTCAATCCCTTCTTTATAAACTGATCCGTCACAAGAAAATAATATATTCAAAAATAATTTTAGTTGGGGTTTAGGAAGAGAAAAAATGCAATCAGGAATAAACTTATCTTTCGATCTTTTCCCCATTAACCCTAATTCAGTTATCCATTTTCCAGTCTGGTTTTTACTATGAAGCCCTTTACAAAACTCGTGATTTATTATTGAAAAGTCTTTGTTGTTTGCAATTTTATCGGATATCTTATCCCCCATTTGTTCCACACATTCAATAAAATCTTTTTGAATGTCAATGTAAGTAGAACAAAAACGAAGATCACTATTTGAATATAATCCTCCTTCGGTAATTAAATAAGCCAATAATTTAATTTTATATTCCTTCATTTGAATATTTCCAAAACAAGGAATATTGCATGGAACTGCTATTCTTTCACCAATTTGAATATCTTTTACATTCTTCCACCCTGAAGGGGTTAAGTATGGATGATTAAAAGTGGTCACAATTTCTCTACCGGTTCTTGTAATCACCTTACAAGTATTCTTTTTCCCATTGTCCCAATAACCTGAAATTGCCTTTGGCTCCAATTTCATTGTTTTTTCATTGAAACTCATTATTTCAGGGTCTCTGTCTAACACCACATCTTTTATTGCCTTTACTCTTCCGTCTGGCAATACAATTGGGGTATCCTCATCAAGGCATTTTCCACGCTTTTCCGGCCCAAGTAAAGTGACGAATGCCTCCCTTTCCATTAGATCGTTCAGGAATCTGCCGACTGCTCCAGGCATCCTGAATAATGGTTCTGCAGAATATTCAAAGGCCGACAGCATGGAATCCCGGTCTGAAAAGGGATCAACCCCCATTGACCCGGGCCTGGAAACTGACTGATATGAATTGAACTCAACCTGGGCAGCAGCGACATCTCCTCTAACCAATAGAGCCTTGATGTTTGCTGCCTTCTTCTCCAGATTCCTCGACTCGAAATACTTTTCAGCTCTATCCAGAAGGAACTCGGCATTGAACTCCTTGGACCGCTCATATTCGTCAGATAGGGTTCCCAGGAGTTTGGAGATAATGCTTTCCTGATCGTCATCCAGATTACCCTGCTCAACCTCTTGCCGGAAGATATCCTCAATGTGGACTCCAGGGGCTTTCCCGAACTTGACATGATAGTCCTGGCACCAACCAATCACCTTCATGGCCCATGGCGACTCTAGGAGATCCGGGCGGAGGATTGGCTGAACTTCCTTGATGAATCGATCTGAAACTACCATGCCCAGGACTATCTGTCGTTCTGGGCTCTCTTCAATTGCCTTTCGCTGATATCTAGCCATTGTTCGGGATTCTCCTGTCGCCTACCTTGCTGTTGATCAGATATGGCTCGCACATCCCTTGAATCCGGCTGACCAGTCTATCATCCCCAAACCGCTCATCCAGTTCTTCAAAATTCAAATTGGAAGTCACCACCGTGATCTTCCCTGACTCATACCTCTTGTTGATGATCAAATACAAGGTGGACATGGTCCAGTCGGTTGTCTTCTCAGCTCCAAGATCATCCAGACATAACCAATCTACGCCGGCGCAGGATTCAATCAAATCCCTTTCGAAATTAGATCGATTCGATTGGTAGGAGGATCTGAGATTGAATAGCATTTCCGGAACATTCACCCACTTGTAACTCATTCCCCTGACCGTTCCATTCTCCAACAAATTCAAGAGCAATGCCGCTGCCTGATGCGATTTGCCATGTCCGGCAGGCCCATACAGGAAGAATCCTCTATCAAAAGGTTCTGGCAGCGTTACTTTTCGCCTCTTCTCCAGATTCCGGACAATCACTCCAGGAAGGCCGGCAGGGATCAGATGGGCCGGGAATCCATTTATAAACATCTGTATCCTTCTGCATTGCTGGCACTTCTTTTCCCCATTGCGGATGATGGTTCCACAAGTACATTTGGTCGTCATATCATAGGTACCAATACTTGTAATTTTACTCCATCAACGCAAAGAATTTCTTGCCTATTTTCAACAGTAAATGAAATTTCTGTAATTATACATTCTGTCCTGTGATTAAAATTATCAATTAAACTCATTATTTTTCGTTCAGTTTCTTCTTTTAATTTTTTTATCTCTTTTATTTCCATTTTATCACCTCTGGTTTCAATCTATTTCGATTACTGTAACATTGCGGCCGTAGGTGCCGGGAGGGTTTAAATACTTTCTTTTGGATCTCCAGTCAGATGTCGGCTTCTGCTTTTCGGAACGGGTGATGGAGAGTTCCAGCTTGGGGAACTTGCTGCGGAAAGAGGTGGCACAAAAGCATTCCGGAACATATTGCTGACCAATATGTTCTTCATACCAGTCGAGCACCTTGTTGATCTGGAGGAGCGGAATTTTGTCGACATTGTGGAGCTTGCGGAACTGATCGGGCCATTGATTTGTTTTTGTGGCGGAGGTAATTCGGTTTGCTGATTCTACTATCCGGCGAAGTCTTCTTGCCAGCCGGATGTATGTTTTATTTTGTTCTTCTCCTTCTTTAGACTTGACCGGAGAGGATTTCTTTTCTTTTTTAAAAATTCTTTGTCGAGAGAAAGTTTTTAAATTATCTACTGTTTTATATATTACTGTATTATTATCTTGGGCACCGGAGTTCTTATTATCTCCGGACACTATAAAATTTATATTGTCCGAGGATATAGTTTCTTTAAAAATGTTTTTGCTTGGGGTATGGATTTGATCAATAAATTTACATTCTTCCGATAAAGGGGTTGGATAATCCGCTTCCTTTAGAACACCTTCGTCTGGAGTATTGATGATGTATCTGTGGGGCCGGTGCATCAAACGATCTGCACCTTTCGGCGATATAATTTGAATCAGATTGTATTTTTTTAGCACCTTGAGATAGGAGTTCAAGGTTTGAAGAGATACGCCCATATATTCCGCCCAATCTTCCCGTTTGATCTGAGGAAAGACCTTTTCAGAGTCACTTTTACAGAATTTTTTAAATACACAAAGAAGGGTAAAAGGGCCAGGGCCAATTACCCGTAGCCATTTGTCAATATAATCATTCTGGACCATGAAAAAATACTCGTGCTGTTTATTTTCAATGATCATTGTCATATTGGCCTCTGCAGAGAAAGGTTGAAAGGAAATGGGGGAAGGATGGATGTCAGGAAGGGGATAGTGAATTAATTGGACCAGATCAACTCAAACTATCGACATCCATCCTCCGGCTAACTTCGCTCTTCTCAGTGATCAGCTGATATCCCATAATAAAAAGGTCCGGTCTTTATATTATACCTGGATTTTTTTAAATCGTTAAGGATGTTTATTAATTTATTTTTTTACCTAATAAATCCAATGATATATAATCTGCTTCCTCCTCCGATAATTCTCCAGGATCACCACTTCCTATGTCGATAAGCTCACTTTGGATGCCAGCTGTTTTCAATTCAAGACCGAGTTTTCTGGCTTGTTCCTGGGCCTCAGATTCCGGGTCGAAGAGGATAAATACCATGGAGAAATTCAGCAACAATCTGACCTGAGAAGGCTTGTATTTTATTCCAAAGGTAGCTACAGATCCTGGTCCCATCCTCCAGACATCGGTCACTCCTTCAACCACTATGACCTTGTTGGATCTGGCTTTATCCAGGCCATACAGGCAGTCTTTATGGTCTCGAACTTCATTCTCTTGTTGGCAGGCTTTGTACTTCATATCTGACTTTCCAGTGATATCCCGGCCTTGATAGCTGACCAATTGTCCTTTGTATTCAATTGGGATGATGATGCGATGCTTGTATGGACCGACAGGTCCGGTTCCTTTCAATCCCCATTCTTTTTCCAACTTATCTGGATCAAACTTCCGGTCGATCAGATATTGCCGATGCCTCTTGTTCATCTCCCCGGTTCCGGCAGGCAGGATTAATCTGGATTTCCTTTCCCTCTTTTTCCCCTCGTCATTCTCGAAATTTATGGGCAAATTTCGTTGGTAGATGTCCAGGATGGCTCTTAGCCCAGATTTATCTAACGACAAAATACGGCACAAAACATCGCTTACTTTTTTGGGTCCACATCTCCAGCAGACATACCTTCCTGCATACTTGCTTCCTGGGTCGATACAATAACCGAGATGATACCCAGGATTTCCAGAGCAGAATGGGCAGGGAACCCCCACCCATCCTGCCGATACGTGTTTATGACCGGGGAGCTTATATTCCACGCCCCGGTCATCGTAGAGGCGAATGATATCGATCATGACTTTTTGCAGCAGCAGTGGATTCTTGCCAAGGAACAAAAGGTCTGTTCACAGGCAACAGAATGTTTATGAGGAGTTTTATGAACACAACCTTGCTGAAACCAACAAGATCCTTTGGCCACCCCCGAGCAAATTACTATCTCTGTTTTTTCTATTCGCCGGCGGATTGGAGCTTCTTTGATCCTGGTTCTTTTCTTCTTTGGTTCCTCTGCTTTGATTCTGGTCCTCATTTTTCACCCCTTATTTTCTTCATGAGTTCGGTCAGTAAGGAAATATCTTCTACTTCTTTGCCGTCCAGTATTGACGAAAGAATCTGCCGCTTGGTATCGAGTAGTTGGGCGATATCCTCTTCTATTGTATCTGCTGCCAGGAGATAGAAGGCGTTAATACTTTGCGCCTCTTGGCCAATCCTATTGACCCGGTCTTCTGCCTGATCGTGGTCACCTGGAGTCCACCATAACTCCATGAAAGCAGTGGAGGAGGCGGCAACCAAGGTCAAACCTTCCTTTGCCGCTTTGCTGCCAATAAACAGTCGGCAATTCGGATCGTTCTGGAACTGATCGACCGCTAATTGCCTGGCTTTGGAATCAGTCCCCCCATATACAACAACTGAAGAATCCTTGAAGTGATTATGGATCTCTTCGATCACTTCCCGATGTTCGGCAAATACGACTAACTTTTCGTTCTCGCAAAAGTCTTTAATCCATTCCAATGCCAACTTCATCTTCATCTGGACCACGAGTTGTTTGGCCTTTTCGATTATGACCAGATGCTCTGCCTGCTTTTCCGATCTTTCCAGTTCGTCCTTGATTTCATCTATGACTCTGGAATACTTTCCCTTGTCGATTTCAATCGGGATGACTTGTCGAACCTTGGGAGGAAGCTGGGTCAAAACTTCAGATTTCAACCTCCGAATCATTATGGAGTGAGTGAGGATCTTGTTCAACTCTTCTGTATTACTGGCCCCTGAAACATCCCAACCAAATCCAGAATGCTTTCTATCACAGTATCTCTTGGTATATGCCCACCAAGACGGGAACAGTTTGGGATTGATCATCTGAATGGGCTCGAAGAACTCAATTGGCCTGTTGGTGATCGGGGTTCCACTCAATCCCAGGACAAACTCTGCGTCTTTGGCCAGTTCCTGAGCCGCCAAAGTCCGGCCTGTTCCTCTGGTCTTGGTATAGTGAATCTCGTCAAATACAATGGTCTTCAGATTGAGCCTCTTCAGTTCAGGATGAAGCTCAGGAACTTTTCCTTTGCCATTGCAGTTCTTACATTTCATCCCATGGATCATCTTCTTCCCTTCACATTTGGGGCACTCGATTGAGGAATGGATGATGTCATAGTTTACAACAAACAGGTCTTTTCGGGTTCCCCCTGGGAAGATGGTATGCTTGAGATCCTTGCCGCTTAACAGGACCGGTTCCAATTCAGTCCATTCCAGGGCCTTTCTGGCCCAGTGGATCTTGATGCTTGCCGGACAGATGACCAATGCCGGCAGGGCAATATTCTTTTTCAGCTGCAGCCATGCCAGGGCTTGAGCCGTTTTTCCAAGACCCATATCGTCACCAATCAAGGCCCGACCATTCTTGGAGCAGACAAACTCAACTCCGGTCTTCTGGAAATCCATCAGGTTGCAGCGGAGTCCCTTGATAGTATCGATTGATTCTGGTTTTGCTACTGGCCGGTTCTTCCATTTGAGGAGGTTTTCACATAAAGGAATTCCAAGCCTTTCAATCATCTGGAAGGAGAGTTCATTCAATGGAACTTCCCAACGCTTGGCTGCACCATTCCATTTCCGGTTTGGCAGATTCTTGACAGCAGCCACCATCTCATAACTGAAAGGGAATTCCAAGTGGACAATGTCTCCATGGAGGCTTGCGAGGTTCTTCTGTGCTGGTTTGGTTGATGCCGGAGCAGGACCATTTTCTTTCGGTTCAATCAGTTTGACTTGATCGTGATACTTAGGGAGGATCTTCTTCAGGGCAATGAGCTGTTTGTCGGTGAGCCTTCCTCTGGAGAGATATTGCTCGGCCAGCGATGTTCCAAAAGTTCCATCAGTTCCGTTGAATCCGGTTCCGTTCTGGTACTTGGTTCCTTTTTCAAGTTGCTCGTCAGTGGTTTGATGGGAATAGAGGATGAGGAGAGCGCCAATGGCATACTCGTCTTTTTCTATGACTTTGCGGAAGATTTCTGGATTGGATGTGGCGACAGGTTGCAACATGATTTTTTCTCCTTTGTCTCGGGTAGAGGTCGGATTGGTTTGTAATTATGATTCGATCAGATTCCAAACAAGATGAATGAAATTCAGATATCTGATTCTATTTTCATCGTTTTCTTTATAGTGATTTTTTACAGCTTCTTCGAACTCAAGAAGATTTCCAGAAAAACAACCACATTTAACCTGGATGATATCACAATCCCAGTAAACTATTGTTTGTGAGTCTCTTGATCCCATATATGGGGAGGTAATCCTTGATGGACTTCTTTTGAAGCCCCAGCAGTCCTGGCAGCCCCAGCATTCCCAGCATTCCCGGCAGTCCTGGCATTCCCGGCAGTCCTGGCAGCCCCAGCAGTTCCGGCAGTTCCGGCAGTTCCGGCAGTCCCAGCAGTCCTGGCATTCCCAGCATTCCCAGCATTCCCGGCAGTCCTGGCAGCCCCAGCAGTCCTGGCAGTTCCGGCAGTTCCGGCAGTTCCGGCAGTTTATCATAGTTTTGGAATGAGAGGTTGCTTGGGTTTTTGTAAAATAATTGCAATTCCAACTATTGTTATTTCCATCTATCCAATATCCGTTTTTCTTTTTCATTTGATTTCTCCTTGGTTTTAGAGATTATACCTGATTATTTGAGTTTCGTTAACATTTTTTCGATTTCATGGACAGCTGCCCAATATCTAGGCCAGGACCATTCCAGGCAATTCCGGCAGTGGTCCTTGATTTCTCTCCTGAGCTTCTTCCTGCTGACTGTGATATCTTCCTTGAAATTTGTCCTCCTTCTCTTTAGTGGCTGGCTGGCAACCCCTTCAAATAAGCAGTGTACGATCGTTTTGGCATCTTCTGACAAATCCATAACCGCTTTTCTGAAGTCTAGCTGTCTTTCGATAGAACAGTCTCCAGTAGAGAGGCAAGGGTCGTCCAAACTGGCGGAAAGGATATCGTCCAGGCTTATTGTGTCGAGTTGTTTTTTGGTAGCGTCCTCCATCTTCTTTTTTCTCAGAGCCAGGTTATTCCAGAGCCATGTGCTGAAAGATCCACATTCTGGATTATAGGTCCGGCAAGCCTTCAGATATGGTTCGACTCCTTCTCCATCCTTCATGGCTTGCCAGCCCAGGACCTTTACTATGATTCCTTCGTGTTTTTGATAATCTTCCTCTCTCATCTCAGTACCAGCTCCAGGAATCCAACTATGAAATATACAAAAGGAATCAGAACGAGAAATACAAACCCTCCAAAAAATGTTTTCATGGCGGTCTCCAATTAAGAGTTTATCATCTGGGCAACTTCTTTCCAGGCCGCAGCGGCTTTGGCAACATCTCTTTTAGTTCTCCTGATGATCACCCCATGAGGGGTTTTGGCACGCCATTCTCTGCCGACTTTGAATGCTCGATAGAGGGGAGCAGAGTGAAAATTCTTGGTTTGAGCGATTGCATTTTTCATTTACTTCTCCTTTATTTGATAAGGGTTTCCAGTAGGTAATATGCCGGCATCAACGACCAAAGCAAAATCATGAGAAAGTATTTCATAGACCCTCCAATTATGCTTCTGAGTGGCCTTCTTTATCCAACCAGCAGTCTCTTCTGATCCTGCAATTCTCCAGGGATGGCCCTACGCAACTGAACAATTCTCCAGTTATAGTTCGGTAGTCATACTGGAAGAAGATCCTTCCCCGGGTTTGAAATCTCTCCCATTCTTCCATTCCATTCTTGGTGGTGGAACAACCTTTCTTGTTCATTGTTTTGCCTCCATTAGTATCCATGTTTGCTCAGAAAAGAAGCGGTGTTGCTGCAGATAGAGTGACTGGTGGAAACATTGGGGCCTTTTCTCCATGCCCCTACCTTGCCAATATAATAGAACATTCGGTCATCGGGATTGGTCGGTTTGAATTGCCGATATTTCTTGCTTGATGATTTTACTTCCTGCAGACCTTTGTCGATTAAATATTGGCAAAGCCTATCTTGCAACGTTTTCATAACTTTGACTCCTCTATACAACCTTGGCAATTACATTTTACAATATTTGGTTTATAAAGTTTATTGAAAACTTCTTCCCAGGTATCTTCATGGATACAATGGGTTCCATCTACATCATTGAGGAGACCGTTTTTGAGATAAACCCAAATTCCATCTCCACTGGATCGTTCATCAGAAATTTCTTTGATAACTGATTTTTGCCATTTGGTCAGTTTCATAACTTCCTCCATTTGAATTGATCTGTACTTTTGCCTGACCGCTTGTCCCTGGCCTCCACTTGGAAGGCCAGGAAGCAGCTTTCAGTTTCTTATCCAATATAGAAGGATTCAAAATCTACAGTAGGAATGGTCAATTCAATCTTGGCCCCTCGTGGCTCAAAGTGTTCAAGGCAGTCTTTAATTGTGTCGATGAAAACAACCTTGGAAACCTTCACTGAAGACATTCCAGGAAAGTATTTATCATCTCCGGTCGGAAGGTGTGGGGTTGTTCTTACTCGAAAGCCAATGTGTTTCAGATTCCGTTTTTTGTTGACTTCCTTTATGGCCTCTTGAATGGTACATTCTTTTCTCATTGACATAATCAGCTCCTTTATGGCTTTGTGATTGTTTCGGCCATCTGGCCTCTTCAGTGCTGGTTAAGATCCAGCAGACAATCTGGCCAGTTTAACGACGTGGCCGGGTCGGTGGGGTTATTTGCGATACGGCTTCATTGCTTCTTCGTAAGTTTTTGACTGGGGTGTCATTTTGGAAATAGATTCTATCCTGGAAATCATGGTCTTCTTGTAACTTTCCCCGGCATTATTGAATTGTTCAAGTCTGTTTTTACAACGTTTAATTTCAGCTGCCATTTCCTCTCTTGCCATTTCAAGGGCTGATTTTTGAGGATTTTCATAATCTATTTTGAGGCTTGGGTTGAAGTTCATGCCAAGGCATCTCCCATCATTAGACATCAGAATCATTTTCTTTTTACCACATGAATACACGCAACAAGGCTCATAAACTGCCGTATTTTCGTTCCACATTCTGATGTAGTATCCAATATCACCCTTTTTATTCATGGCTCTTCTCCTTATTTGATTGTTTCGGCCCTGCTGGGCCATCGTCAGTCGATCAGCTGTAGATCAAGACAATCCTTCTCCTGGCAAGCGGGGGTTGTTCTCCCTGGCCTGCCTTTTGGGTTCTCGTTTAACCTCCCCCGTTTGTACTCTCAGGCTCTCCCTGTGGTCCCTCTCTATCCTACAATTAAATAATAGCCTGTTTTTTCAGAGAAGTAAAGGAATTTTAAATAAAAAAAGGTAAAAAAGTTTATTTTCTTCACATTTCTCCTTTGAAATTGAAATCATTACAAATTTCCAAACTCCAATCCTCCAAGACTAACCCCCTCCCAGGGTCAATCCCTTTTCATACAGCAAAAATCCAGGTATAATCCCATATAAAGGCAAAGAAAATCTAACCTCCAAATCAACAATCAACAAGACCATGACCAGAATCCAACCAGACCAACAATCAGCCCCGCAGAAAAAGCGGGTAAAGAAGACCCCAAGGAAAAGACCCACTACCGAGGCCCAGCGGGTAAAGCGGATGAACAAGATCACAGGGGTAGACAAGATCACCCCTCCCCCGTATCTAAAGACCTCCGACCGATTCTGGGAAGTAAGAAGCACCTTTGGGAGAAAGCCGATATTCTCCTCCCCAGACGAACTGATGAAAGCCTGCCTGGAATACTTCAACTGGGTAGAAGCACATCCCTTATATGAATATAAGCCTATGGGGCTATACCAGGGGCAGCCGGTTGTTGAGACGATCCCGAAGAAGAGGCCGTTCACACTGGGGAGCCTGCACATATTCCTTGATATATCACAGCCGGCATGGCTTGACTACAGAACAAAGAGCCCTGACTTTTCTATTGTCTGTGGGGTAGTAGAGCAGGCAATACGGGAGCAGAAGTTCGCAGGGGCAGCAGCCGGGTTCTTCAATCATGCTATAATAGCAAGGGATCTGGGGTTGGTTGATCGGCAGGATGTAACAAGCGGTGGGGAGAAGCTGCAGAATCAATCGGTGGTAGTTTTGCCATCCAAGGAAGAAATTCCAGCGTGACAAAAGCAATGCCTTCTATACCAGGGGTTCCTCCTGGAGCAAGGATAGTGGGACCGCAACCCGGCCCGCAAACGCAGTTCTTGACTTCACCAGCCGAAGTCATCATATATGGAGGATCGGCTGGCGGAGGGAAGTCATACGCCCTCTTGTTAGATCCTCTTTATCATGTAAATAACTCCAAGTTCGGATCGGTCATCTTCCGGCGCACTACAAAACAAATTACGAATGAGGGCGGATTGTGGGATACCGCTTCCGACCTCTATACCAGTCTCGGTGATGGCGACAGGGCCAGGATGATTCAGAGCCCTGCTCTTCACGCCATGTTCCCCAGTGGGATGAAGGTCAGCTTCCATCACATGGAGCACGAGACCACCAGACACGACTGGCAGGGCTCCCAGCTTCCTGATGTAAAGTTCGATGAGTTGACTCACTTTACCTGGAAGCAGTTCAACTATATGATTTCCAGGATGCGGTCAGATGCCGGCGTAGTTCCGACGCTGAAAGCTACTACCAATCCAGATCCGGACAGTTGGGTTCGATCTTTCATTGATTGGTATATTGGGGAGGATGGATTTGCCATCCCCGAGAGATCCGGCAAGATCCGATGGTTTATTGTTGATGGGGATGAAGTGGTATGGGGGAATACCAGGGATGAGTTAATTGCCAAATTCCCGCGCTCATTGCCAAAGAGTTTCACCTTTATCCGCTCGTCTGTATATGACAATAAGATTCTCCTGGAAACCAACCCTGGATACCTCTCTAATCTCCATGCCCTGACAAGAGTCGAGAAAGCGCGATTACTCGACGGGAATTGGGATGTCAGGGCAACGGCAGGCACTTACTTCAAACGCAGCGATTTCGAGGTTGTAGATGCCGTTCCTGGCATAGCAAAGCGGGTCAGGGCCTGGGATCTTGCCGGTACTGAGCGGAAAGATACAGCAGAGAGAAGAGAACGGAAAGCAGGTGATCCCGACTGGACAGCCGGAGTCCGAATGAGCAAGACAGATGACGGCCTGTACTTCGTTGAGCACATAGAAAGGTTTAGGGAGGACCCGCCAAAGGTTGCAGGAAGAGTAAAAGCCATTGCTGGCCAGGACGGCAGAAGAGTTCGGGTCAGGCTCCCACAGGACCCAGGGCAAGCGGGGAAAGCCCAGGTCAAGTCGTACATTATGATGCTGAATGGATTTTTAGTTACTGCTCTTCCGGTAACTGGGAGCAAAGAGCATCGTGCAGGGCCAGCAAGCACACAGGCTCAGGCCGGCAATATAAAGGTATTGAGAGGACCATGGAACGAGGCTTTCTTTTCGGAGTTGGAGAACTTTCCGGAAGGGCTCCATGATGATCAGGTGGATGCATTCTCTGATGCGTATGATGAGCTTACCACAACGAGACGAGTAGGGGTCTGGTAATGAATACAACCTCAGTGATTGTCATTATCCCAGCCAGGATAGGGTCTTCCCGTCTTCCGAATAAACCTTTGGCAGACATCAGGGGAAAGTCCACTATCCAGAGAGTATGGGAGAAGGCACAGCAGATCAAAGGGGTCTCCAACTTAGTGGTTTCTACCGACAGTATTCTGGTCGAAAGGGAAGTTTTGAAGTTTGGCGGGAAGGTAGTCAGGACCGGAGGATGTAGGACAGGATCGGATAGGGTAGCTTTGACCATGTGGGAGTACTTTCACGATTCGCATCCAATGGAAATAGTGGTTAATCTCCAGGGCGATCTCCCATTTGTCGAGTCTGAAGTGGTAGAGGAATTGGTTGCCGAACTGGAAAAAAATCCAAAGATGGATATGGTTACGCCGGCAATTCGCCAAACTTCCTTGTCTCAGTTGTGGGCTTCTTCAGACACGGTGAAGGCTATAAAGGGGAAAGACGGTGAGGCCAGATACTTCTCCCGCTCCCCTATTCCTTTTGGGATTGACCGCTTGGGGTATTGGTATCATCATTATGGGGTATATGCTTGGAGAAACGAACCCCTGCAAGCGTTTGCTCATGCTAATTCCACATCTTGGGAGATTGCAGAGGGGCTGGAGCAGTTGAGGGCGGTAGAGATGGGCATGAAGGTTAAACTGATGGAAACAACTTACGAGCCTGGAATTGAGATCAATACCTACAAAGATTTGATTGCTGCCAGATTGTATTGCAACTCCCTGGAGGAAGGGAAATGAAAGGTAAAGTAGTTCATTTGACCGACGGGGAGAAGCAGGATCAACTGAGAAGGGTAATGCTGAACAATGCCCTGTCCATCGTGGCTTCCCGGATGTCGTATGGGAATAGCAAGACCTTTGGTGGCCTGCGGGATGTATGGGAGGCGCTTGGATATCCTTCCCTGGATCGGATTACCTTTGAAGACTATTATCTGCGCTATCGTCGTCAGGACATTGCCGGCAAGATCGTGGAGAAGCCGGTAGAGGGGAGTTGGAGGAAGCTGCCCGAAGTCAGGGCTACAGATGATCCGAACGATACCTGGAAAGACGAGTTTGACAGGTTACAGAAAAGACTTGGACTGTTTGCCAATATGATTCGTTGGGATATCCTTTCTGGTATCGGTCGGTATGCCTGTTTGTTGGTGGGATATAAGGATGGGGCGGTATCTCTATCCGAACCGGTGAATGGAAAGGTTTCTGATATCTTGTATCTTCAGCCTTTTTCTGAAGGTTCTGCGACCCTGAAGGATTTCGTAACCGATAAGAACGATGCCCGGTACGGCCTGGTAAGGAACTATGGATTGAAGCTGGCCACTACGCCAAATACCGCCGCTTCAATGGAGATTGTGGCTCATCATTCGCGTATCTTCCATCTGGTAGAGAATCCCCTTGAGTCTTCTGTATATGGATTGTCTCGGCTGGAAAGGGCATATAACCGCCTGCTCAATCTGGATCTGATTGTCGGAGGATCGGCTGAGATGTTCTGGCAAGGGGCTTTCCCTGGCATGGCATTCAAGGCTCAGGAAGACTTCGACATCAGCCAGATTGCATCGGAGTTGACTGAAGAGATTCAGAAATATGTCCATAATCTGGAACGGTATATGAAGCTCCAGGGTGTCGATGTTCAAAGCCTTGCTCCTGTGGTAGCAGATCCTTCCAGTCATGTGGATGTCCAGCTCAAGATGATCTCCATTGCTACCGGCATCCCCAAGCGGATTCTGGAAGGATCAGAGAGAGGGGAGCTGGCCAGCAGTCAGGACAGCGAATCCTGGGAAGCTCTTTGCGACCATCGCAGGACCACTCATGTAGAGCCCAATATCCTCCGGCCAGTGATAGATCGATTCATCGAAGTCGGGGTATTATCCGAGCCAAAGAACGGATACGAGATCGAGTGGCCTGATTTGTCCTCCATGACCGAGAAAGAAAAGGTCGAAGTCGGCAAGGGAAGAACAGAGGCTCTGGTCAAGTACATGGAAAGTGCCAACAGTCAACAGGTTCTGCCGGTAGATTCTTTCCTGGAAGACATCATGGGAATGGATTACGACACTACCTGGCGGATAATGGAGAAGATTGAAAAGCACATGGCTCAGATTGTTCAGGAAGGCGATGGGGAAGGGGACGATGAGCTTGAAGACGAGGACAGGATTATCTAACCAGAGGGGATGACGAACAATGAAAAACAAATGTTTTGTAATTACTGTTTTGATTGGTGGTCTTGTTATGACCGGATGTGCTGGCGGAACCAGGACGACAACTACGAGAAGTATTGATCCCGATACTGGCATGGAGCGGGTTACTATGACCGAGGAAGGGGTTGACTTCTGGGAGTCCGGAAATCTTCGCATGTATTACGAGGCAGACGCCAAACGGACTGACAATCATAGGATAGTTGCAGACAAGAAGATCAATGCCATTATGGAGAACGGGGTAAGGCGCACCTATTCGACCCCGACCGAGGCCACTCTTGGCAGTGTCATTGACAGCCTGCTCATTGCTCAGATTCGTGACACTGCTCCACCGCCGTCGGCCGCCGCCCCAAAGACCGCTGTTGACCTGTTCGAACGCAACCTCGTCCCCCTTGCCTATTTGGGGGTAGGTATCGCCGGCGAACTGCTCGATTGGGATCTCGGCGGTCCGTTCGGAATGAACTCTGGAGAGGGGAGTACGTCACTTGAGGATGTCGTTGCCGGTGGCGATCTTTACATCAACTCCGAGCGGTCCGACCAGTATTACCTCGAAGAAGGATCGGCGTGGGGCGGTCAGGAGAACCCGTCGTTTAGCTGGACGTACCAGACCGGCAACTCGACCAACAGTGGCGAAGGTCAGGCAACTACCAGCATGCCGGAAGATACCAATACGAGTCTGTTCTAATGGAAAGAAGGACCCTTGGTATATTGGCATTCTGGTGCATTACGATCGCTCTGGCGGTTCTGCTTTTATTGGTGGCAGGGTGCTCATCGGATGACGACCAAGGGACCATCAGCGGGGCAGGTGATGAGCGGTCAGATCGGGTCAGGGATGGGTCGACAAAGAAGGCTACGATGCCAAATCAGGACGACAGCGAAGCAACTCCGACAACAACCTCATCAGGGTCCTGCAGCAAGGACTACATGAGCTACGGCACCCGCAATGGTGGCCGGCAGGCGTGGAGAATCCCACAGAAAGGTCCGGAGTTCGGGTCCAGGGTCAAGGTGGTGTTCTCCAATGGCCATACCGTCATGGTTCCAAACACATCAAGGAACTACCGGGAGAGTGACGGCTTTGTCTTCAAGCCTGGAATTGGCCCCAATGGTGAAGGATCAGACGATACAGGCACAGCACACGGTGGTATTTACCTCCATGCTCCTTATGGTAATCGAAGCCAAATGGTTAAACTTTGCGGAATGTGAATGAAGTATGTATCAGTCCCTATTGGTGGTAAAGGAGTAAAGATAAGCATGAAAGAAGCGGAAGAGTTATATCATGTTCTCCGAAAGTTATTTGATAATGGAATGGGAGTTGGAAATGAAAAGAATACTGATCGCAATGATCCTTTGCCTGGTTCCGACGTTTGCTCTTGCCGGAACAATATCTAAATCAACATCATTCTCTTGGAGCTATACCGCAGAAGCGGAGGAAGAGATTACTGGATTTGAGATATATCAATTGGTTGGCACTTTACCAGAAAAAGTCGCTATTGGAGATATACCGAAAACAGCAAGATTTGCTACTGGCGTTATCACATACGATAACGGTACGGTGAATAGGTTCTATATACGTGCTATCAATAGTTCCGACCCACAGAATATAGAGCGATCCGATCCGAGCAATACAGTCAGATTCCTTGCATCCCCTGGCCAGTTTAAAAGGAACCGATGAAGATAATAATCTTTACAGTCATTGTTTTATTGGTTCCGGTATTATCATGGGCACAGAGCATCCATGTGACATGGGGCTATACCCCGCCAATGGCCCCGGCTGTCAGCGGGTTCAAGTTGTACCAGGAGGGGAAACCGGTATGTGTAACTCTCGTACCGTCGGCACAGGATATGGATTGCGAAGTCACATTGACCCAGAAGGTTACGGTGTACACCCTCACCGCCATATTTGCCGACGGCACCGAGAGTCCCCACAGTGCCCCATACGCATTTGATACGGAAGGAAGGTTGTTGGCTCCATGGGCATTCACAAAATAATAGGAGAAGGATCATGAGCAAACCAGCAATACCTCAACTGGCAAGAGGAGTAGGAACTTCTGAATTATGGGTTGTTGCTCTGGTTCTTCTTGGCATCGACGTTGACACCGCCACCGCGATCATGGGAGGGGTTCCAGACGCCGAGCAGATCAAAGCCATTATTGCCATGTTGCATGGTGAGGGGTGGCAGGTTCTTCTTATTAAAGGATCACTTGCTGGTGCTTATCTTTGGATCAGGGATCGGAATAAAAAGGCCGGCATTGAGTTCGAGCTGGAGAAGATACGCCTCAATGCTTCGACTCAAAGTCCGATACAAACAGATAGTTTTGATGAGGATCTTTCCATTTTAACGAAGTAGAACAATGACAAAAGCAATCCCAAACATATCCCAGTATTTCTTTCTGGTGAACGTGATTGACCCGACGAAGACTATTACTCTTCGCCAGCGATTCGTTCGGGATATGAACTCCAGATTCTTCCGGTTGATGGCGGATGTAAAGGAAGCCATAGTGGATCTGGATGCGTTTGGATTGAAGAAAGAAGCGGTCAAGGTGAATGCTTCAGGGCTCTCCACAGGGGCTTTTGACTTCCCCACCAACTCTAGGAAGATTGATGCTTTCACCGAGTGGATGGATAGCAAGGCCAGGGAGTATATCCTGGCTCAAGGAACTTCTGGAATGAGGCTTTCCGGCCAAATTGGAACCGGAATGACCGACATCGAAGCCGCCCGCAAGGTATGGATCAACACTTATCTGGATAGTGCTTATCAGCAGGGCATCCGCAGGGCCAGACAGGAGCTCCGGAAGAAGGGAGTGGAAATCGACGAAGGGCAGATGGGAGGAGATCCAATCAAGGTGGCTTTCAATGGTCCAATTCATGCGGATCGGATTGGGATGATCTACACCAGGGCCTACACTTCTTTGAAAGGCATTACTGCTGAGATGGAGTCTGCGGTATCTGATGTCCTGGCAATGGGATTGGCAGAAGGAAGGGGACCAAAGCAGATTGCAAGGATTCTCGACAGGACAATAACGGGCCGGGGAGAGGATCTTGGAATTGTCGATAAGCTGGGCAGGAGGATCGACAGCAAGAGAAGGGCTGAGGTACTGGCCAGGACTGAGACGATCAGAGCCCATCACGCTGCAAACATTGGGGAGTATCGAGCTGCTGGAGCAATGGGGATTTCAGTATTGGCAGAGCACCTGACCGCTGGGGATGGAAGGGTGTGCCCCAAGTGCGCGCCTCTGAACGGAAAGAAATATACGCTGGAAGAGGCTGAATACATCATCCCGGTTCATCCTCAGTGTCGGTGCGTAGCCATTCCGTATATTGAAGATACCCCGGAGATTAAAGAAGAGAAAAAAGATTCAATCGAAAAGGATAAAGATGTTTCTTATGAAGTTAGAGCAGATGCTTTATTGAAAAAATTAACTAAAGAAGAGAAAAAAGCCATTAAAGATTATACCGGGAGTGAGTATTTAGTAATTAATGGCGAGTTGAGAGAAAATTCAGGAAAGCTGGGGTATATTGAAAATACTTTTGCTAGAAAAACAATACGAAATCTTGATTCTGTTTTAGATAAATCTCCTCTTTTAGATTCAAATTTAACAGTTTATAGAGGGGTAGAAGAATTTGACGATGTTTTTCCAGATGGGGTAATTGTTGGCGATTCCATTATTGATTACGGGTTTGTATCGACTTCTATAAACAAAAAAATTGCAGAGAAGTTTGTTGGCCCTGGTGGATATCTTTTTGAAATAAAATTAAAACCTGGAACAAAAGCTGGTTTTATTTTGAAAGAGTCAAATGCTAGTGAAGTTTTATTACCAAGATATAATGCAGGATCTGATAAACATAAACTTAGGATAATAAAAATAAATGAAGCCAATAAGACAATCACCGCCGAATTTGAAAATGAATAGAACAAAAAAAAATGATAAACCTCGTTTTATTTGGAGTAAAAGCTCTCAAATAAAAATACAAAAAGGAGAGAACAACAATGAAACGAATATTCAATGAGGCCAACATCTCCAGGATGAGGACGGTTCAGTTAGAGTCCCAGTCCTGCCGCCCAAAGATGAGAAAGATTGGCAACTCTGAGTATCAGGTGTTTCCGGTCGTGATGCTGGTGGAGGGGGTTCATCAAGGGGTCGGTAGCGAGCCAGTCTATTACTCTGAGTCGGTCCTGGAGGCAACCTCCGCTCTTTGGAACAACGTACCAGTCACAATAGGCCATCCCATCAACCAGCAGGGAGAACACATTCTGGTCAATCATGACGGGTCGATTGCTCAACAGTGGTCAGTTGGTCATGTAATTAATGTCCAGTGGGTTGACGGCAAGCTACGGGGCGAGATTTGGATAAATTCAGCCAGGGTTCAGACTCTTGCTCCAGGCCTGATTGAATTTCTCCAGGCAGGTGGACAGCTTGAGGTAAGTACCGGCCTTTTGGCTTCTGAAGATCGAGTCGCAGGGGCATGGAACGAGGAAGAGTATGTATCGGCCATCCAGGAAATCATCCCGGATCATCTTGCCTTATTGCCGGGCGCAACTGGGGCCTGTTCCTGGAACGATGGCTGTGGAGTCCGGTGGAATGTGAAGAAGGAACCGCACCTGATCATCCATGTCGGACTGAGTCTGGAACAGGTGGTAGACAAGGTTCGGATGAAAGTGGACTCTATGGATGAGTATGATACCACCACTCAGACATATACCAAAACCCATTATGTTAGGGCGGTGTATCCAGAGTATTTTGTGTATCAAAAGCGGGATAGGTCAACCCAGCCAGAAACAGAAAGCTTATTCCGGCAAGGGTATTCGCTGGATACGGCTGGGCAGGTGGTTTTTGAAGGTGAACCGGAGGAAGTAGCGGAAGAAATTCAGTACAAACGAAAAGCCAACGAGGAGGCAAAGGAAATGAAAAAGAACGAGGGAGTTTGTTGTGAGAAGCGGGTTGATGCCCTGATCACGAACGAAGACACGGCATTCACCGAGGACGATCGGGAATGGCTCAAGGCCATGAATGAATCCCAGATCGAGAAACTGGAGAGCACCATTGAGGTGAACGCTGCCAAAAAGAACGCCGCCCCGACGGCGGACGAGGAGGACGAAGAAGTGATGAAAGACGACAAGAAGAAGATCAACAACCTGGCAGAGTTCCTTCAGGAAGCACCCCCGGAAATCCGCTCTGTATTAAATGCCGGCCTTCGCGAGCTGGATAACAAACGGTCCGATCTGATCACCAGGATCACCGCCAATGAGCGTAACAAATTCACTGAGCAGGATCTCAAGGCGATGGATCTGAACATGCTGGAGAATCTGGTTCAGCTGTTGCCCGAGCCGGTTATGAATATGGACTTCAGCGGTCGGGTGCCGGCAGGGGTATTCACCAATGCCGAGGAAGATGTTGAAGAGCCCTATATCCCGCAGACGCTGAGTTCGGTTTTGGGACAGAAGCAGTAACAACTGGTTGAAAGGGAAGTCGAATATTTAGCTCAATTCAAACATAGTAAGGAGGACCAGAAATGGCCGCGAAAACAATTGTATTGAAAGGAAGGGGAATCCGGAACGAGGCCGTGGCCAATGCTGCCATCACTCCCGGGCATCTTGTCGAACTGATGAGCACCGGAAAGATCCGGGTTCATGCAACTGCCGGCGGGAACGCCGCCGCCCTGTTCGCCGTGGAAGATGATCTTCAGGGCAAGACCATTGATGACGCTTATGCCGCGAACGCCATTGCTCAGTATGAGGCGGTATATCCTGGCTGTGAGGTTCAGGCCTGGATCGCCGATGGCCAGAACATTGCCATCGGGGATTTTCTTGAATCCGCCGGCGGCGGGGAACTTCAGAAACATACCGCAGATGTGGATCTGAACAACAGCTCTGGTGACTTCACCGTCAATACCAATCAGATCGTCGCCGTAGCGATGGAAGCCTGTAATATGAGCGGCTCCGCCAAAGTCGATCCATCCGGCAAGTGTCGGGTTCGTATCGTTTAACTGAAATCTGATTCGGAAGAATAAGGCTTTTACAAATCAATAAATCCTCAAAGGAGGCAAACAAATGAAGAAAAGAATTAACACAGGTGGGTTGGAGTTTCTGGCAATGGGTGCCGGCGGAATGACTCCATCTGGTCCTATCGGGCAGAAGCTGCTCAGTGCTGGCATGGACACCAGCGTCCTCAAGCCCTACATCGGGGATGACGGATACACCTACATGACTCGGCTTGTCAATGGCAAGTTCCAGGCAATTCGAATCAATGCCAATGCCACTCTCCGCAAGGATGAATGGAAACAGCTGGACGATGCAGTTCTTTTTGCCGCACAGGAAAGGCTGGTCGGCGTAGCCGATCTGTATTCCCGGAATCTGGTATATCGAATCGGCAACGGCCTCGGAAAGACCGTTCTTGAGTATGAAGATGTCGGGTCTCTGACTGATGCAGAGCTGACCATGGATGCCGTCACCCCGACCGTTCGGGATCGGATCGAATACAGCCTCAAGTACTTGCCCCTGCCGATCATTCACAAGGACTTCAGCTACAATGCTCGTGTTCTTGCTGCCAGCCGGAACGGCAATACCCCGCTGGATACCACCACTGCCATGCTCGCTGCCCGTCAAGTCAGCGAGAAGGTTGAAACTATTCTGTTCCAGGGCGCTTCCAGCTATGCCTATGGTGGCGGCACTCTGTATGGTTATGTGGACTTCCCTTCCGTCAACGACGTAACTCTGACGGCAAACTGGGATGCCTCTGCGAAGACCGGCGAAGATATCCTGGATGATGTCCGGGCAATGAAACAGGCTTCCATTGATGCCAAGCATTATGGCCCCTGGGTCCTCTATGTCCCGACTGCATACGAGACGGTCCTGGATGATGATTACAAGGCCGGGTCCGACAAGACCATTCGTCAGCGGATTCTTGAGATCGCCGGCATCACTGAGGTCAAGGTCGTTGACAAGCTGGCCGCCAACAATGTTCTCTTGGTCCAGATGACTTCCGATGTCGTTCGGATGGTGGAAGGCATGGCTCTCCAGACGATCGAGTGGCAGGAAGGTGGCGGGTTCACCACGAACTTCAAGGTTTTGACCATTATGGTACCGCAGATTCGAGCGGATCAGGACGGTAATTGCGGTGTGACTCTGCTCAAGGCAGCATAAGGGCTTTTGTTGGCCATAACACAAATCTCTGAACAACCAAAAGGAGATCAACAATGAAAGAAGAAATCATAAGGTGGAGAAGGAAACGGGGCTGCGGCAGCCACTCCTTCCACTGGAATGGTCAGAAGTACAGAATCTCTCCGGGACAGACGGTTGAGGTCCCGGAGAGTATTTTAGGCAGTTTTGCCGAAAAGTATGAGAGGCTTGAGGTAGTAGGGGGTCACTCACGAACGGCGAAATTTGAAGGCAAAGAATCGAAAACAGCAGGGGTTAAAGCCTCTGTTCCCCCCAAGGGACCGCAGCTGATCGATATCGGCGGGGGATTTTGGGATATTATCAACCCGGACAATCCAGACAAGCCGCTGAACGACGAGCCTTTGTCGTATAAGGATGCAATGGATGTCCTTTCGCAGATTGGAGAAGGGAAGTGAAAGACATGGGATTTTGGGCCATCCCTAGGCTTTGGCCTGGCTCTACCGTCTTCATCCTGGGCGGTGGTCCTTCCCTGTTGAAAGTGGATTTGTCGCTCATCCATCAACATAGAGTGATCGGCGTAAATCAGGCTTATACCCTCGGACCTTGGGTGGATGTTTGTTGGTTCGGGGATAAAGGATGGTACGAGTTACAGAATGGAAAAATCAACGAGTATGGCGGCTTGATTGTGACTTGTGCTTATGAAACCAGCCTGGACAGACGCCGGCAGAGAGTCCGTTATGTAGGCAGATCCATTCCTGGAGGAATTGAAAGCAAGTCCAGGAAGTTTGTATCTTGGAATGGAAATAGTGGGGCCAGCGCAATCAATCTGGCTTATTGGCTCGGGGCAAAGCGGGTGGTTTTGATCGGGTTTGACATGAAACTTCCGGAAGATAAACATAACAAGAAGGCTCAGACCCATTGGCACAATTTTTATGAACCAAAGTGGGATAAGCGAAACGCAATCTTGTCAAATCCGTATGGGAGATTCATGCGGCATTGGCCGCAGATTGCCAGGGATGCCAAGAATCTTGGGCTGGAGATTTTGAACGCTTCTGAAGGATCGGCTTTGACAATATTCCCAATGGTAAAGGTGGAGGATGTATGTCAGGATTTATAAGCCCCATGACCTGGATTGACGGCGGATGTAATATTGATCTTTCTGCCAAGATTTTCCACTTCTCCGTTATCAGGACAAACGTAAAAATTGGGGCGAATACGGTAATTGGCCACAACGTCGTAATTGAAAGGGATACGGTGATTGGCCAGGGCTGTACAATTCAATCTCAGTGTCACATTACTGCTGAGGCTGTAATTGGGGATATGGTATTCTTTGGCCCTGGTGTGATTACCACCAATGAGAAAAATATTGCCAATCATGGTCGAACTATCCCCAAGATTGAAAGGTTGGTCATTGGAAGAGGGGCGAGGATAGGTTCTGGTTCGGTGTTGGCCCCTGGAATAGAGATAGGAGAGAACGCCTTTGTTTGTGCCGGCTCCTTTGTCACCAAGAATATCCCAGCTGGAGAGATATGGGGGATGATAAAAGGGAAGAGCAGAGCCAGCAAAATTGGGACGGTTCCAGAGAGCGAGTGGCTATGAATCCAATTCCGACCATAGGATGTGTATTGAGAACCGGTGGGGTTTATAATTTTTCTCATGTTCTTCAATTGAAGGCTCAAGCAGATCGACATGCTGATCGCCCTTATCGGTTTGTTTGTATGACTGATAAGATGGAAGCAACTCCATCAACTGGCATTGAGATTATCCCGCTGGAAAAGAACTATCCAGGTTGGTGGTCATGTTGTGAACTTTGGAAACTTTGTGGACCTACAATAGTCGTTGGGCTAGATACGGCCTTTGTTTCCGACCTTGGACCCCTTTTTGACCTGGCAGAGCAAGCAGATTTCTACGAGTTTTGGATGCTTCGTTCCTTCTTTCACCCGTACGATCCCGCTCGTGACCTAATCAACGGAATCCAGGTGTGGAACGGGGATTGGAGATGGTTGTGGGAGGAGTTCGACTTCAAAGAAGATAGCAAGAAGTTTCGAGGAGATGAAAATTACCTTTTGGATAAACTCCATAATACCGGGGTTCGCTGCAGAAAGATTCAGGATGAAGTGAAGGGGATTTATTCATATCTTTTGGATTGTAAAAGATACATTCCAAAAGATGCCAAGGTCATTGTATTTCACGGCAGGAATAAGCCTTGGAATTGTGTTCATCGGAGAATGTGGAAATGACAGTTCCAAAGTTTGCATGTGTTCTTCGTTCTGGCGGGGACTATCTTCCCGAGCATGTGGAGGCTTTGGCTTATCAGGTCAAGAAGCATTCTACAATAGAATATGAGTTTATATGTTTGACCGATCATCCAGAGCCGATAAGCGGAGCAACCTGTATCCCTTTGGAAAAGAATTATCCCGGTTGGTGGTCATGTGTTGAGTTATATCGGCTCCAGGGACCGGTGGTAGCAGTTGGGGTTGATACAATGATTCGTGGAAATATTGATGGACTATTTCGGTTGATTCAAGCCTCTTCTGAAAAGGAGTTTTGGATGATCCGGGCGTTCAAGAATCCACGTAATACAATCTCTGGAATTTTGGGATGGAATGGAGATTGGTCCAGATTGTACAAAGATTTTAAATGGGAAGAAGTGAAAAGAAGGCTGAGAGGGGATGAGGATTATGTCAATGTTCAACTGAAAAAGTACAAGGTAAATCCTGGTAAGATTCAGGATGCTTTTCCTGGCGTATATTCTTTCAAGCGGCATTGCGTAAATGGAATCCCAGAAGATTGTTCAGTCCTTGTTTTTCATGGTCAACCAAGACCTTTTAAAGTTCCCAATTTATGGAACCCGCTATTGGAGGAAATGAAATGAGAGATCCGATTTTAATTGTTGGTTGCGCCAGAAGCGGGACCTCCATGACAGCCGGCATGATCAATATCTGTGGGGCTTTTGGCGGGGAGATGTTTGGTCCTCACCCCAACAATCAGAAAGGTATGTTTGAAAATAAGGATCTCCGAACCAATGTAGTAAAGCCTTATCTGGAGAAGATTGGGGCGGATTCCAGAGGACAGAAACCGCTCCCAAACAATCGACAGGTGTTTGAGGTTTCTCAGGTCGAGGCAAAAGAATGGAGAAAACGGGTCCAAGACTCAATGATCAGGCAGGGTTACAGTGACGGTGAATGGTTTTATAAGTGTCCAAAGTCTGCAATGATCTGGTATTTGTGGCATTGTGCCTTCCCCGAAGCAAAGTGGGTTCTGGTCAAAAGGGCTCATGAAGATATTATCAACAGTTGCCTCAAGACCCGGTTCTTGACCGCTTATCAGAACAAAGCCGGCTGGCAGGGGTGGATTGATGCTCATGAACGGCGCTTTATGGAAATGAGAATGGCGGGTATCAACCTCCATGAGTTCTGGCCTTCTCGGATGATTGAAGGGGATTATGAGTACGCCCAGGAGTTGGTTGAGTCTCTTGGTTTGAAGTGGAACGGCCCAATGGTTCGGGCTTTCATCGACCCTACTATGTTCAAGGATTGAAGCCATGACCGCAAGAGTAACAGAAGAAGAGGTTAAAGAGATCATCGACACCAGTCTGACTCCTCTTACCGTCTTCATCAATACCGCTCATATCTTCGTGGAGAACACCTTGACGGTGGCCTCTTTTGAAGAGGAGACTTTGAAGGAAATTGAGCGAAATCTGGCGGCTCACTTCCTTTCCAATCGGGATATGAGAGTGACGGCGGAGAAGGTAGATACAATTTCTTTGAACTACGCCGGCAGGTTTGACTTGGGTCTAAACGGAACCTTGTATGGACAGACAGCAATCCTTTTGGATCATACCGGGGTACTGGCAAGTGTGGCTAAGAATGGCATGAAGAGATCCGCATCCATAGCTATGATGGAATACCATGAATCTGTCTAAATTCTTCAATCAGACTGCGGTGTACTGGGGCTCTCCTATTCCTGACGGATGGGGTGGATTCACTTATGCAGATCCGGTAGAGATGGCTGTTCGGTGGTCAGACATGCAGGAGAAGTTTGTATCCGGGAGTCCAGATGGATCAATAGAGGAGTTACTTTCTCGGTCAGTAATCTTATCCGAAACCGACTTTGAAGTAAATGGCCGGATGTACCTTGGAAGCCTGGTTGATCTGGACAGTACCTCAACTGCAGATGATATGGGAGCTTTAACGATTAAGTCGGTAGCCAAAATTCCGACAATCAAAGCGGATCAGTTCTTGAGGAAGGCATGGCTGAATTGAAAGGGTTGTCAAATGTTCTTCGAAATCTCAATAAAGAGATCGAGAATATTCAACTTCATACCAGGGAAGGACTTACAGAGGCCGCTTTGGTTGTGAAGTATGACTCCGTGAAAGGAACTCCGATTGATCTTGGCAACCTTAGAAACAGCGCCTTCATTCTGGTGACCGGGGACGAACCCGACAACAAGATGCCTTCTTTTGGTGGGTCAGATGCCGGCAAGATGGCCTCAGATCATTCCTTGGCTATTGGGGAGGGGAAGGCCATCGTCAATCAGAATAAGTGGAGATTGAAAGGGATAGTTGGATACACCGCTTTTTATGCCTTATTTGTGCATGAAATGCCGGCGCATTATAATTTCAATCAAGGCAGCAATAAATTTCTTCAGAAGGCTTTGCTGAAGAATAAAGAAAGAATCCTCAGAATTTTAATCAAGTGGGCGAAGATCAAGAAATGAACTCTTGTGCGGAAGACATAAAGGATTACTTGGAGGCTCTTTCTTCTGATTCCAGTTCCTCTTTTATCCCGGAGTTGGTGTTTGGAAGCAATTTGTTTGTAAGTCTTCTTCCGGAGACTACCGGAATAGCGGTAGTTATTTTGGATACCCCTGGAAGCCCTCCAAATCCAAATGGAATAAGGAATCCCACTATTCAGGTTTTGGTAAGGGGAAAGGTTGGAGGTTATACGGCAGCATACGACATAATAGAAGCAATTGTGGATGAACTTCAAGGGCATTCTAATTTCACGATCAACAGCACCAAGTACATTCAAATGTGGATGCTTGGGGATGTTTTTCACATAGGCAATGATTCAAAGGGAAGACCGATGTTTTCCGCTACGTTTCAAATTCAAAGGACATAGGAGGAACAAATTATGCCAAGCAATGCGTTTTCAGGAGTTGGAACATCTTTCAAGCGTTCGGACATGGCGAGTTCGGCATCGTTTACAGCGATTGCGGAAGTCAACAGTATCACAGGCCCCAACAAAACAAGGGAGACAATCGATGTCACCTCTCTGGATTCAGAAGGAGGGTATCGTGAGTTCATTGCCTCTTTCCGGGATGCTGGAACGGTGGAGCTGGAGATGAACTTTACCCGAGCTGGTTACGAGGATCTGAACACAGACTTCGAAACTGAAACTCTGGTGGACTATCAGATTGTCCTTCCAGATACGGGTAACACCACACTGGACTTTTCCGGATTGGTAGTTGATCTGGGGATGGCAGTTCCCCTGGATAATAAGGTGACAGCCACTGTCACAATCAAGATTTCCGGGCAGGTAACCCTGACCTCTTAATCGTTAAAATTTAACCCAACCAGATTCAAAGAGGAGAACAACCATGGCAGTTTTAGGAAAGAAAGATATTTTCAAGGCGCAGGAATTGAGGAAGGAATTGGTTTCGGTTCCGGAGTGGGGCGGAGATGTATGGGTACAGGAGATGGATGCTGAACAGCGTGATCTCTTCGACCGGTGGATTGTTCAGAGAGATATGAAGGACGAAAACGGCAAATATATATATCCCGAACACCGTAATGGCGGTATGAGACTTCGGGTTCTGATTGCCACCGTCGTCGACGAGAACGGGAAGTTGATGTTTTCCGATTTGGATCTCCCCGATCTTGCCAATAAGTCCGGTAAGGTGGTGGCCAGAATCTCTGATGTAGGAATGAAGCTCAGTGGAATGTCGGAGGAGTCCAAAGCCGAAATGACAAAAAACTCCGAGCCCGTTCCGAGCGAAGATTCCAGTTTAGACTCTGCCAGCAACTTGGAATAATTCATCCAGACTATCTACTCCAGCAGCTTACGTCAAGTCAGTTGTCGGAGTGGATAGCTTATGCAGAGCTGGAACCGTTTGGAACGGGGTACATCGCGGACTTGATTGGAATGTTGTGTGCTACAATAGCGAATTTCAGCCAGATGGAAGTGAAGGAAAAGGGAAGAAGAAAAAGTTGGAGTCCTTCAGACTTTATCCCGGACACCATAACTCCTCCTAAGAAGCGAATTGTTAAAAAGCAGTCAGTTGAAGATATGGCAAATGTTTTGAAGACTATTGCTACCAGTGGTAACAGAGGTCAGAAGAGGAAGAAAGCATGAACGATCTTGGTGCATTGTATACCAGAATAGAGGCCGACACTACTGGGTTGAAGAAGGCAGAGACTCACATTGCCTCTTTTGCCAAGAATGCCGCTGGATATTTTGCCGGAATCGCCTCTGTTGCCGCTATTGGCCAGGCTATCAAGACGGTCACCATGGCAACCGCCAGGTATGATACTCTTGGCGTGGTCATGAATAACATTGGCAAGAATGCTGGATACTCAGCAAAGGAAATGGCTGAGTACGAGAAGCAGGTTCAAAAGACCGGCATTTCCATGACCTCTACCCGGGAGACTTTGACCAAGCTCGCCCAGGCCCAGATTGATCTTTCCAAGTCTACGGATCTTGCCCGTATAGCTCAGGATGCCGCTGTAATTGGAAATATCGACTCTTCTGAAGCCTTTGAGCGGATGATTAACGGCATCCGGGCAGGGGAAGTGGAAATTCTCCGGAACATCGGCTTGAACGTCAACTTTGAAGATTCTTATCAGGAACTTGCTGCGACTCTTGGGAAGACCTCTGGTGAACTTACCAATTATGAAAAAACTCAGGCAAGGGTATCAGCTGTTGTAAAGGAAGGGGCGAAGATTCAGGGGACCTACGAAGCGGCGATGGGAGCCGCCGGCAAGAAATGGACTTCTTTGAATCGCCATGTTTCTAACGCACAGGTACTCTTAGGGAGACTGTTTCAACCTTCTTTTGGAACCTTGGTTGATAAGATCACTGAAAAGTTGAAGTCCTTCAACGATAGCCTGGACGACAAGACCCTCAAGCAATGGGGAGAAGGGATTGACTCGGCATTGAAGAAGACTTTGGCATTTTTTGAGGGGATTCAATCTTTATCAAATATTCTTGGAACACCTGGCATTGGTCAGCTGGCAATTATTGGAGGAGTCCTTGCTAGATTCGGCCCGCAAGCTGCTATTGCTTCTGCTGGCGTTCTGACGCTCAACAACGCCCTGGAGCAGACCCAGACCGGAAGTCTACAGCAAGGGGTTTCTGCATACAATGGACTTGCTAAGAGCATCCAGAATCTTTTGGATGTGGCCGCAGGAACGCGAGATTTTAGCTCAGGGGTGATTTTAACAGAGGTTGATAGGATTGAGCGGAGACTCCAGGAACTGCGAAATTATAAGGCTCCCTGGCAGTTGTTTCCGGATAAAGCTGAGACTGCTCGACAGGCGGAAGCGATCAATGCCGAAATCAAGCGTCTTGAGACTACTTTGATGGATGCCAAGATCAAGGACGCCATCAAAGAAGGAATCGAAGATCCTTGGAGAAGCGCTGAAAGAGAAGCAATGCGGGCAGGGGCAGCTACAGCAAATGCGGTAAAAGCCAGTGCGGAGGATCAGGCAGAATCGCTCAAGACCCTTCAGAAGAAGTACGAGGAGCATGCTGATCGGATCAATGAAATAAATGATCAAATAAAACAGAACCAGATGTCCGGTCAAGAACTTCTAAGGGATCTTGGCAGGACCAATATGGATGACTTCTCAGCCTGGAAAGATATGAAGGCTGAAGCCGAGGAGTATGAACAGGCGGCAATAAAAGCTCTTCAGGCGGCTCAGGTTGAAAAGGATTCTAAGGTTCAGGCGACCTTGTTCGAAGATGCCATCACTTATGCGGAGAAGGCGCAGGACAAGTTTGTTGATCTGAACCGGGAAGTGAAGAATGGCGACCAGACAATGGTCTCTTCCTCCCAGGCTACAGCAGAAGCCATTGCCGGCGTTGAAAGATTGATCGCCCTTCGAGACGAAGCTCTTCGAGCCAATAAACAGGTGGAAGTATCGGCAGCAAACTCAATTGTGGAGCAGTCCGGCGGAAAGATTGGGGCCATGTTTGCTGAGGTAGAAGCTAAGTCTACTGATCTTGTAATGAATAAGTTCCCAGCAGTTGAGGAGGGATGGGGAAAAATCTGGATAAATGGGCAATTGGTTGCGGAAGAGACATTTGCCGCAACCAGTAAGAGCCTTGATCAGATTGGGGTAAAACTCAAGGAAGTTGGGTCTATTGAGACAACACAGGGGGTTAACGAAGAGATTATTAAAATTGGGGAAACCTACACCACTGCATTCACTCAAGCCCAGGATTCTTCCGGAAAGGCGTCGGTTAAAATGGTTGGGGATGTAAAGGAAGTCACCAAAGAAGGGGATGGGGTCAAAGCGGTTTGGAAGGATGTGTTTTCTGAAGCGGAAAAGGCTTCCGACTCCGCTCGTCGGAAGATGATTGAAGATATCAATGCGGTAAAGAAAGCAGCGAGCAATATTGAGTACAGTGTGGGCGGTTCTGTTGGCAGAAGGTTTGGTGGGCCGATTCAGAAGTTGAAGAATGGAGGGGAAGCAATCAAAGCCTCTGTGGGTCGTTTCTTTTCTGGATATGGCGGCGGAGACAGAATCCCGATCCTTGGTGAAGCCGGTGAGTTCATGCTCAGGAAGGAAGCCGTTCGAGCCGGCGGAAAGGATACGGCATCGGCATTCAATCGTGGCGACTGGGGAAAGGTCGTTTCAAATCTCAGCAAGAAACTCCAACTTGGTGGGCCGGTTTTGCCAGTCTTTCCTGCTATGGCATTGGCCGGCGGCGGATCTGTATCAAACTTTCAGGGGTCTGGTGAATCTTCCAGGAGCTACTATATTCAAGGGGAGATTGAGCCGATCACCGTGAGGGCTACAGATCGTGAAGCAGATCGGTTGTATTATCAGCTTAACCGGAAATATAAGAGGAGATCAAGCTGATGACTATTACTTTGGGAACCATCTCATTGAACGATCATGTCTCTTGGAGAGGCCGGTGGAACGAGCCGGTTGTTCCTGGTTCCGAGATGGTTACGCTTGGAGGGAAGGTGATTGTTCAAAGGGATATTGCCTCCAATTCCTCTGAAATTGTTTTGGAAGCTATTGAAGAAAACAATGTTCGAAAAGGATATTTTACCCAGACTCAATTAGAAGGAATCCGAGCATATCGAGATGCCGGAACGGTAGTTTCTCTCTCTTATCATGGGGAGTCGGTAAACGTGATTGTGAAAAATGATGGGATTCAGGTTGAGAAGGTTCTGTGGCAGTCCACCTTCGATGCCCTGGAAAAATACTTGGGCTCCATAACTTTGATGAGGGTGTAAATATGCTGAATACTGATTTGAAAGTTTATAAAGCAAAGACGAATGGAAGGATGGATGGGGCTTCTCCGGTTACCAGTGGAGTGTTGCAGAACGTCTTCCCTCACGTTACCAGTTCCCAAAGAACGGCAGGGCATTTCGATTATGTAAAGACCTTCTGGAAAGTTGCAGATGATTCTGATGGGATTCTCCTTGATCCTGAAATCTATTTGGATGCACCCACCAAATCCCTGACAGAATATGTAACGTTGTTTGTTATGGGACAACGGGATACTATAGCGGATATTACCGGGTATGAAACCGGAGCAGATACCGAAAGGAAGTATGGTACCGCCTATCTTGCCGAGAATATAACTGCTGGTGATCAAACCATTGTAGTTAATGTAAAGAACGCCGCCTTATCCGATGGGGATGACCAAATCTTTTTCGATACCGATAAGATCAAATTGACGGATAAAGCAACAGCGGATGCCCTTACTGGGAATGAGGAGATATTAACTATTAATGGAGCGCCCGTTGTTTCCTCTGATGGCCTTGAAGTTACTATTACGGTCACTGAGTTGATTGCCAATAACTATACAGCGGCTTCTACTCCAACCCAGGCATCTCCAAGAGTCTCTTCTATGTATATGCCGGCTGATATTACAACCAGCGTCACGACGCCAGTCAAGACCTCGACCGCCGGGACGGTCGACTTCAGCACCTATCCGATCATACTCGACAACATCGGCACGGTCGATGAGGACTGGACGATCGCCTTCACCGACGCCACCCACTTCACCCTGTCCGGCGATTCGCTCGGGGCGGCGGTCGCTACGGGAATAATTTCATCCGATTTTGCCCCCAACAACTCCACCTTCACTAAACCTTATTTCACTATTGAAACAGAGGCTTGGGGAGGCACTTGGACCTCTGGTGATATCGTAACTTTTACAACTCACCCTGCTGCTATTGGAATGGGCCAGAAGCGGGTAATCCCTGCAGCTACCGCCTCACTGGCAAACAATAGGGTAACTCAAGTGATTGTTGGAGAGGCCGTATAATGACCTCCGAACGCCACCCACTCCGGGTCAACTATGTATCACCGTCACCGCGCTCGCGTGATATGGACGACTTCGTGCTGTTGGAGCAGGACAGGTGGAAGATGAACCTCGGTTATATCACCAAGTTCGCGATGCTGCGCTATATCAACCACCTGCTGTTCGCCGCTGATCCGCCCGAGGCCAATTGCCCGACCCTGCAACCGCGTACCGTCTACGCCTACCCCTCGCGTACGGATCTCAACTACCTGATCGGCTGCACATGGGGCACGCTCGGGCCACGGCGGATCAACGAGAGCGATTTCCAGGAGGCCATCCAGTGCAACCTGCAGACCGAGCTTGAGACCAGATACCCGCCGCTGGCGATTAACGGATACACCTGGCTCGGTGATGCCTACTCGCCCGAGGGGGATGTCCTGACCCGCCCGGCGGTGACGGTGGTTGACGGCAGGATTCGCATCGCTGCCAGAGTCTACGGCACGTTGCTGGTCTCATACAAGGTCCATCGTCATCTCTACACGATGGCCATTCCAGCGCGGCCAGAGGCCGAGGAGAACACCGTCCAGAGCCACGTCTACGCCTGCTGGTCCGGCGGCAACACCGTGATCGAGATCGAGCAGCCGGAAGGGGCGGAGGAGGGGGAATGCAATTACAACCACAGCGGCGGGCTGGTGGATTTGATCGATGACCGCCAGCCGCCCGACCATGTCGACCCAGAGGACGAGTACATCGACATCGACTACTGTTCCGGTCTGCCGTTGGTGTATGTATGAACCGGGAATCGCTGCGCATAGCCATCACCGGGCAGGAGACGACCGCCTCCGCCGGTGATGACGTCTGGGTCCGCCTCGAGCAGGTGAGGCCGTCCCGGCTGGCCTACTACGCCACCGCCCGCGACATCTACAAGATGTGGACCAGGGCGGTATCCGGCCAATCGGCCCAGACCATGCGCCCGCCCGGCTGCCCGGTCGGGTTCGCCGGGGATGACATCTATGTCTG